GTGTCCATCACTGAATACATTTTGGCCGAGGGCCGCAAAGACCTTGAACAGGGCGGCCCTATCCCCCAGTCCGGCGCGGGACGTACAACGACCGTCGACACCTCGCGTCCCGCGTCGGCAACCGTAGCTGAACTCCAAGCGCGGGTAGACGAAGCGCGCGCGGGAATTCTTGTCCGCAACACCCATCTGGCGGAAATTCTGGACGAAGGCAACAACGCCCTGAACGCCTGGGCGCTGCGGCTGCACATGGAGCGCAACTGCGGGCGCGATGAATGCCACCAGGGCGCAACGATTTTAGAAACGGAGAACGTACTCGAAAAAGTTTTGCAGAGCTAACCGGCTCTGTGCTGGCGCGCCCTCTCCGGGGCCTTTTCTGCGGAGAACAAAAACGGCGGCTGGTCATAGTTTTCAAGCGCCGGCATGATCAGCCGCCAACAAAAAGAAACGGAGAAACCACAATGGCAACTGCAACCGTCCCCCATGGACCCCAGAGAGTGATGGAAGAGATACCCATCGTCACCGCCTCTTTACCGCCGGAGATCGAGGCCAGGCTGAAAGCGCCTCTGCCTCCTGAGGCCATCGGCACCCATCCCCGCATCAAGGGCCTTTCCTCCATCAAAGCCGCTTTCGTCATCGAGCGGTTGAACGATGCCTTCGGAATCGGCGGCTGGCGCGACACCGTGCGCGAGATCGCCATGAACTCCCGCAAAGAGACATGGGGCAAAGACACCGACAAGCAGCGCGAGGTCACCCTCCATGTGGCCACCGTGCACCTGACCTTCTACGTGGAGAAGTACGGCATCCACAAGGAGAACTTCGGCGGCTCGGATAACGAAGACCTGGGCGATGCCCTGAAGGGCGCGCGCACCGATGCCCTGACCAAGATCGCCTCTGAACTCGGCATCGGTCTGGACATCTACAAGAGCGGACGCGAGAGCGAATCGAACGCTCTTCCACCCTGCCCCAACTGCGGCAAGCAGCTGCGCAAATCCAAAGATGCCGGCGAGTACTACTGCTGGACCAAGAAAGACGGCTGCGGCGCGACTTTCACCGAAGAAGGATTGAAGGCCGCGATCGCGAGCAAGCAGAAGCCAGCTGCCGCTCCCGGGCCGCAGAAGAAAGCTCCCGCTGCGGCGCCAGCTGTTGCGGCTCAAGCCAACGGCGCGGAAAAGATCACGATCGTCAACCAAATCACCGATATCCGCGAAGACCAGGGGCGGCTGTGGGTGATGGTGGGCGAGCGCAAGTGCACCACCGCCGATACCGAGACCAAGAAGCGCTTCTTCGCCAAGAAGGGCTGCTACGCGGAATTGCTGGTGGCGCCGATCAACTCCAAAGAGTACGGCCAGATTTACCAAATCTCCAAGGTGATCTCCATCCGCACCGCGAGAGAGGAGGCTGGCCATGCCGGCTTCTGAAATGGAAAAGCTGCCGACCAGTCATGACTTAGCACGAGCCCTGCAGCAGACCGCCGAGTGGCTGTTGTCGCGTCCTAGCTTTCAGATTGAAGAGCGCTTCGACGCTATGACGTGGCAGTCAATCAACTTTAGCCAGAAGGATAAATTCCTCGCAGCCGTGCGCGCCATCGGAACTGGGAAGAAGGCCTTTCGTCCTCACGAGGTGGAAGTAAAGGCCGAGATTCCTGGAGGAAGGATCTATCTTAAGGCTCCGCGCGACCTGGTATGCCGCCTGATTCGGCCAGCCGAGTATGAGTGCGATCCTTTTCTGTCTCCTGAGGAAGAAAAGCAACTTGGGGGTGCTGAATGAGCACCCTCAGACTCTACGACATCCCGGCCGAGGTCGATTTCTTTGAGCAGGAACTCATCCACTCCGGCGGCGAGCTGACCCCGGAACTGGAAGAGCGCTGGAAGACGTTCGTCAAGGCCGGGCGGGACAAGATCGAAGGCGCCTGCATGGTGGTCAAGAACCTTGAAGCGATCGCCGACGTTTCCGGGGAAGAATCCAAGCGCCTCTACGACCGCGCCCACCAGTTCCAGAAGAATGCCAAGCGCCTGAAAGACCTGATGGTCTACGCCGTCGATGCCTTCGGCGGCAAGGTCAAGACCATGCTCTTTACGGTATGGACGCAGAACGCTGCCAACCGCACCAGCGCTGAGCTCAGGGACGGCACCGACCTGGTCGCGATCGAGAAAACCCATCCCCAGTTTGTGCGCGTGAAGCGCGAGCTTAACACCGAAGAAATTCTCAAGTACCTCGGAGAGTCCGGCTGGAAACCGGCGCCGCTGCCCTCGGACTGCGAGCAATGCAAATCGCTGGCCGAGCCGGGGCGGATCCCGGTGGCCGAGTGGATTGAACATCACCCCAAGTGCACGGCGGAAGCCGATGCCGAGAAACACGCCAACCTTCCAGCGGGAATCACCGTGCGCTGGGTCAGAGGCGTGAGATTTCTCCGAGTCAAGTGAAAGGGAACGGCCATGCGCTTCAACATTGAATTCGATATCGACATGTGGTTGGTGGTTCCCGCCGAAGACGGACCCTATTCTTCGCAGGGCGAAGCTCAACTGGAGTGTAATTCCAGAAACAAATCACTCGGCTGGACCGGCTCCTGGGTTGGCGAAGAGGAAGAGCCAGAAGGTGAAGCCGCATGACCCTCGCTCTGGCCTGGATTCTCTGCTTTATCGCCGGCGCTGCCTTCGGCGCGGGAACGATCCTGATGCTCATCGGTCATCCTTCGACTGAGCCGACCAATGAGAAAGGATCTCCGGCGGCGTGACCGACGACCAAATCACAATCCGCGAACTCGGGCGCTTCCGCTGGTCGCTCGAATTTCCCTACAACGAGGAATTCATCTCCTGGCTGAAGCAGCGTATTCCGCATCAGGACCGCACTTACGATCCTGAGACGCATATCTGGATAGTTAGCGGCGACAGCGATGTTCGTTTGAACGCAATCGAGAGCATCGCCGTCCAAAAGTTCCGCTTCGCCGTGCGCTGGTACCGCAACTCAGACGGCAAGCTGACCATGCGCAATCTCAAAACCGGAGTGGAGACGGTGCAGGAGGAATTGTTCACATGAGCGGCCACCACACTGCCGGACCTCTCATGCATGATGCCGATGCCCTTGTAGTCAAGGACCTAGCAGGCCGTCTTATCGCGAAACTGAGCCTATCCTGGGGTGAAGTCACGCGCAACGAAGCTGTTGCGAATGGCTTTCTCTTCGCCTCCGCTCCTGACTTGCTGGCTGCCTGCCATGCATTCTGCCGCGCTTTCTCAGAACCAAAACAGGACCTCGACGCGGAGAAGAACGCGATTCGTCACGCCTACGACTTGGGGCGGACTGCCATCGAGAAAGCGGAGGGCCGCCGATGAAACGCTCTGACGCTACGAAAATTCACCACACCAACCTGGTCATAGACAAAACCTATCGCCTGCGTTCGAGCAAAGGCGAAGGCGATGTCCAGCTGCTCGAAGACAAAGGCGTCGAGGGCTGGCTGGTGATGATCATCCGTGGCCAGTTCACGGTGTTTGAAAAGAAATACCGAGCGGGCGAAACCTTCTTAGTTCCGCCTACCTGGGACGGCTGGTACGAACTGCAAGCATGAACTTTGGACCCACATATCGATTGCCCCGCGTGAGTGCGCGCATCCGGAGTTCCCGGATGTCGACACCGCGGAAGCGCGGGAAGCACTGGCAGCGGAAGCCGGCAGTGATCGTCTTTCCCGATCGCCGTGAGATCTGTAACCAGTCCAAAGCTGCCGGCCGGGGCGAGTACCGTTTCCGACTCTTCCTGATGTGGGTGCGCCAGTACGAGCCCTCGCTCGATTACGTCCGCTGCTGCAACTGCGGATTAAAGCTGCACCTGGTGGACGCCTGTTTTGAGCATGAGCACTTTAGGACGAAGGCCCGGCGCGACGATCGTATCGCTATCTTCGACGAAGACGGCCGCTTCGTGAAGCACATCAACGGCGCCAGTCATGCTCATTGCAATTCGGCAAGAGGCTCTCGCCGCACGGAGATCTGGCACGGCTCGAATTGTGTGATTGAGAAGGAGGCCTGCATAGATGGCTGACCTTGTCGGCACTTGCCCCAAAGATTTCTGGGAAGAATGGATTGCTGAAGGCGATGCGGCTGGCGATCCCGAAACGGGCGAAGAGTGGGGCTGGTACACGGGGCATCACCTAGCGGCGAGCATTAAGCCCGGAGACCGCTTCTATGTCGTTGCTCATGGAAAGCTGCGCGGCTGGGCTCCGGTGACGCGGGTGGAGAAACCGCAGGAAGGGTTCGTGATTTGTCGGCGCGGCGGAGCGGTGGCCTGCACCATCCCTGAGCCGATACCTGGGTTTCGCGGATTGCGACTCAGATGGTGGAAAACGGAGATTGAGCAACCGTTTCCAGATTGGAAGCGGCCATGACTATCACCCACACATTCTCGATTCTTCCCGTGAGCCCTGCGACCTTTAAGGAGATTCAGTCAAAGCTGAAGGCAGCGGGCTACGATCACGCACTCTTCCAAGTGATCGACATGCACGGCATCGCCCTGAAGGTGGATGACGGCAAAACCTATATGCCCACGACACCGGCGCGGCGAAAGCACCCGCTAGCTTTCGTCGCCGACCAAGGCCTGCTGGCCGAAGCTCTGGGGCTGTCCCGCCAGGACTGCATACCGATCGAGGAAATCGTAGAGAAGTGCCTTAACCAGAACAAGTCGATGCGCGAATTGTTCGAGATGGTCAGTGAGCTGGAAATCAGCGACGAGCTCTGGGCCAGCTTTCTCTACACCTACGGCTGGTGGGATGGAAGGAGGCGGTACTGATGAAGATCGTTCCCTACCCTCCCTCTCCCGACAATGAATTGCTGAAGAACAAGTCCATGATCCGCCTGGACAAGCTGATCGAGATGGGAGCCCCTGAGCCAATTATCAAGAACGAAGCGGAGCACTTGCTGCGGCTGCTGGGAACCTCTGAGGTGGGAACGGCATGAGGCAGGCAGCCGTGATCAACATGAGCCGCAAGTACTACAACCTTGGCGCGCAAAAGCTGACCAACTGGCTGCGCGCTGAAGGCTGGACGGTTCGCGAGTTTGATGGCGATCCCGGCTTGTTCCTGAACGGATGCGATCTGATTTGCCTCTCTGTCATCTTTTCTTGGGATGCGCCCGATGCTCTCAACATCGCACTGCTCTGGAAAGACCGCGCCGAGGTATGGGCCGGGGGACCCGGCCTGTTCGCGCTCTGCAACTGGTGGAAAGAACACGCCGGATTCGACTGTCACAAGGGGTTAGACCAACGCTTCGAGAATCAAGAGGGCAAATACCGCTACACCTTCGCGAGCCGCGGCTGCCCGGTCAATTGCTGGTTCTGCATCGTCCCGCGTCTTGAAGGAAAGACCTTCACGCTGAACTGGGATTTTTCGCTGGCTTCAATCCTTTGCGACAACAATCTTTCCGCTCTGCCGATGGGCTTTCAGTGCCACATCGTGCGGCGATATTCCGAGCCTGGCGCGCCGCCGCTGCTGGATTGCAACAGCGGCTTCGAGCCCAAGAGCTTTGACTGGCAGACCTATGCCGTATGGAAGTACGTGCTGCGCGGGCCCTGGCGCTTCGCCTACGACTATCTGCCAGAAAAGCGCGACGTCGCGCGCATGATGAAGATTCTCCACGCCGAGCCGCGAAAGAAGAAGCGAGTCTACGTCCTGATCGGCAATGAGCCGATGGAGGCCTGCTACGAACGGGCCATCCAGGTGGTCGAGTGGGGCGGCGAGCCATTCTGCCAGCCGGTGCTGCCGCTGAATGCTCTCTCCAAAGACGCCTTCACCATCCGCTACGACTGGACCAAGCAGAGGCTGATCGACTTTGCGCGCTACTTCAATCGTTTCCTCTGGAAGTATGCGCCGCTCACCGAATACAGAAGCCGCCAGCACGAACCGGCCCCGTTCGCAGGTAGCCAGTTCACGAGGTGCTACGCGTGACCAACCCTCACACGGTAATCACGGTCAAGTGCGCCAGCTGCCAAACCATCAAGCAGGAGGCGAACCACTGGTTTGTAGCGTCGACGATTCACGGCAAGTTCATATCCGAGCCTATGGAGACCTGGGGAGAACTGGCAGCAACTGATTTACCGCTGTGCGGCGAGGCCTGTGCACAGAAGGAGTTTGGAAAATGGCTGGCAAAGATCAAAAACGGAAAGTAGGCGGGCAGTTCGCGATGCTGCCCAGAGTGGCGCGGCTGGCGCTGAAAGACGAAGACTTGGCGCAGCTGGCAGCCGATGACTACGCGCGGGCCGAGACATACGAGCTCGAGCTCTGCGATCGGCATCACCCGGAGATCGTTCTGGGCAGCATGGCCGTAGTGGTCGTCTGGGGCTCGACCGAAGCAGTGAAGGCGTGCCAAAAGCTGCTGGTCGAAGGCTCGGAAGTGCTGCGCGAAGAAAGCGGAGAGATTTGAGGAAAAGGCATGAGCGCTGAATCTGTAATCCAAAAGCTCTGCAAGTGGCGCGCTGTCTTTGCGGGATGGCAATTGGGCACTCGTAGCATCGAGGATCCCGAATGCCAAGCCGTCCGCGACCATCGCGAAGTCACCATCCTGCTGCGCGCCGAAGTCAATGCCTTGACCGGACTGCTGATCAAGAAGGGCTTCTTCACCGCCGAAGAATTCACGGCCCAGGTCGGCCTTGAAGCTCAGCACCTCGACAAGACCTTTGAACGCAGGTTTCCGGGATTCTCTACGACCGAAGACGGCGTAACCATGAAAATGCCGGAAAGTGGCAGAGACCATGAAGAACTGGAGGCCATAGCAGGTGAAACGAACTCCTACAGTTGCCATGCGGCGCGAGTACGAGAGATGGTCGGCGCTGCACCCGAAAAGCCAGAATCGGCAAATACACCTGCGCGGCGCTACGATGACCAGGAGCAAGGCGTTTACGGCTCTCGGATGTTCGAATCCGGACTCGCTGCAGGGCGTAAAGAAGCCAGCGCAGAAGTGGACAGGTTGAATGCAGTTATCAACACTCCGGAACTGATCGACTTCAGCAAAGCCTGTCATGTGGAAGCGGTACACCAGCGTGAACGGTGGGGATTGGAACATGACTCCGGCAAAGGACCGGAAGACTGGTTCTGGCTCATCGGCTATCTGGCCGGAAAGGCCCTATGCGCGGCCAAGGCTGGCGACCGCGACAAGTTACTTCACCACATCGTAACCACGGCGGCAGCGCTGAATAACTGGCATGCACAAGTGCTGGGCGCATCGGACATGCGGCCCGGTATCTCCGCTGAAAAGCAGAGCTCCATCGACGGAGGCATATCGGCGTGACCCTTCCCGCCATTCCGAACGCAGCCCACGAGCAGGAGTTGGTCCGCGCCTTCCTGGCCTGGCTCAATGACTCCCTGGGAGACCAGCAGGAATTGGCCACGGAAGAGCTCTTGCTCCGCTACGGCTACATGCGTTTAAACCGCATGGACCTGCTGAATGACTGGGCCAGGAAAGACAAGCCGCCAGCCGACAACCGGATGATGAAGGCCAGAGATTGTTTTGACTCAGGGCACTGCCCGGCCTGCTTCGGCGACAAGCGCAAAAGCAAAGATTTTATCTGTACTCCGTGCTGGCGCCGGCTTCCCCGGGAGCTGAAAGAACCATTGCTTCCCGGCTGGAAAGACGGTGACAACGTGGAGAACTTCTTCAGAGCACTGAACTGGCTCAGGCTGAAAGCCAGCGAGCCGGTAGTTTGCAGGTAGGTAAACAAAGCAGGAGGTGATAGGTGGCTCCCAATGACGAGCTATACGAACTAAACGTGGGCAACATCCTGGGCGGCAAGTTTCCCGAGATCTTTGCCCGCGCCTTTCAGCAACTGATCGCGAACATGCGCGATCCCAACACGCCGGCGGAGGCGGTCCGCAAGGTGACCTTTGAATTCACGATCGAGCCCAACTCTGACCGCAGCGTTGGCGAAATCACGCTGAAGACGCCGCTGAAGCTGGCCGGCATCGAGTCGATCTCGGGCACGCTCTACGTGTCTCAGGCGGGCGGCAAGCTGCAGGCCTACTGCCGCGATCTCCGGCAGGAAGTGCTGTGGGACAAGACCGCAGACGGCGATAGCAAGAAGCAGTAAATCCGGAGCTACAAAAGACTTTTGGAAAGGAAGCGATAACCACACATGGGCTGGCTGGATGAAGGACTGGAATTCTTAAAGGGTGCGTTTAAAACACCCGTCGAACTGGTCGGAGCTAAGAAGTTTTCGACTGAAACTTTCGCCGAGATCAAAACCATTGATCCGCTCAAAGATACATTTAGTGTCACCACCCTCGCCGCGCTGCGCGACCTGATCAACTGCAACGCGGAGAAGCTCACGGAAGCGGCTATTCCGCTGATTCACATTGTCAACCATGCCGAGGTGCGGCTGGAAGTCGGGCTCAGCGATGTGGAAGGGCGTCGCCAGGTGTTCGCCAAAGCCTCTCCTGTTCCCTATGACGGCTTCAAGTTCAATGCCTATCACTCGGTCGAGAACTTCGTCATCGCGATCCAGGCGCACTTTGCGCTCACGCCTGACCGTGACTATCTCTTAAAAACTGCCTCGCGCGTAACGGATGAGGGCGTCACCGTGGCCGAGGATGACGGCATCTCGCAGAGAGTTACGGTCAACGCGGCCCTGGCTCTCAAGACCGCGGAGACGTTGAAATCACGGGTCAGTTTGCGTCCGTTCCGGATATTTCCCGAGGTTGAGCAACCGGAATCGGAGTTCATCTTCCGCGCAAAAAAGAGCGATCAGGGAGTTCTGTTGGCACTCCACGAAGCCGATGGCGGCAAATGGAAAGTTCGCGCGATCGAGAACATTGCCTGGCACCTGCGCAACCTGGAAATCAAACTTCCGATCATCTCCTGATGCGATGGCGGTTAAACGCACACCGCGCAAGGGAACGAAGAAGGCTTCAATACCCTTCGTTCCCTGCGTACACAACAACAACGTATTCGAGTGTGACGAGTGCCTGAGAATCCGCAAATCGCTGGGGATGGCAAAGCCGAAGTAGTCAAGCTCTGCGGCTGGCGAAAGGCCGGCCAGGAGCGCTGCATCAAGCCTCGCCGCAAGGGGCAGCGGTACTGCGACGATCACCATGCGGAGTATATGCATGAGTGGCGCAAGCGGCAGGCGCGGGAATTCAAATGGCTGAAGGAGATGGCGGCGAGATGAGCCGAGGGATGCGTATTGAATTTCGCTTTGTCCCGTTCCCGCAAGAGATCTGGAGCGGCAAAGGCATCGACCTTACGGAAGCGGAGTTCAAAGTTTTGGGCTACCTGCTCTACCACCAGGCCCGGTTCGGGCAGGCCATCATCTGCCTAACCGACGAAGAGATGCTCAACGGCAAGAGACTGAACGATGGCAGGCGCGGAGATGCCGGATGTGGAGTAAAGGGAAGAAACAACTTCAAGGCCGCTCGCGAAAAACTGATCGCTCGTGAGTGGATCGAATTCGAGCCCGGCCATGGTTACCGCGTGCTGCTCAGCACGATCTACCAGCAGGTGTCCGAAACAGACACCCGACTATCCGAATCGGACACCGAGGATATCCGAAGCGGACAGGCGATTCGTCCGAATCAGACACCAAAAGTGTCCGAAACGGATACCCCTAATAAGGAAGAAAAGAAAGAACTAGAAGGAACTAAGAAAACACCAAAGGCGCAAGCGCCCTTTGTGCTTCCGGATTGGATACCGCAGGAAAGTTGGGATGGGTTCGAGGAGATGCGGAAGAAAATCCGCAAGCCGATGACCGATCGCGCGCGCGGAATGGTGATCACCGAGCTGTTCAAACTCAAGAACCGTGGCCACCCGGCCGGCGAAGTGCTGGATCAATCGACCAGGAACTGTTGGCAGGACGTTTATGAGCTCAAAGAAAAGCGAAGCAATGACAGTGGCAACGGAAATCACAAAAGCGCAGCAGCCGGCAGGCAATCTCGAAACATTGAAGCGCTTGTACGCAGCAGCGTGGGAGCAGGCGTTCAACGAAGTGATGTTTCTGATGGCGGAGCAGTACGGCCTGGAGCTGCTGGTGGAGCTGCCGACCAGGGAGAAAGTTCCATCGCCGTTGGTGAAGTTCTGGCGCGAGAGCCTGATCGGCCTTAGCCCTGCGGAGATGCGGGAAGGGCTCAGGAATTACATGGCCACAGAGCGAGGGAATTTCAAACCCAACCCTGAAGAGATCCGAGCCAATGCGCCACAGGATGCCAAAGACAAGCCGCGGCTGAAAATCAACCCCGGCTGCACAGACTGCCACGGCATGGGCTGGCGCCAGGCGAAGAGGCCGGATGGTACGCCGCTCAAGGGCGTGGTCCGCTGTGAGTGCAGCGTCACCGAGTACGCCGGTGAGATCTACATCGACGCTCCGCGCCAGTTGCCAGCGGCGCCGAAGGCCGACCCGGTGAAAGCGGAACTGATCGACAAGCGCGTTAACGCAGCAGCACCGTCGAAACGGTTTCCGATTTCCAGTTCACGGCCTTTGTCTGATTCCGAACTGGAGCAGAAGAAAGCCGAGGCCGTGAAGGTGGCCCAGAGGTTTCAAAAATGAACAGCGTTAACGTATCCCCGGCCGTGGCCATCTTCCACAAGCGGGCAAGGTCGATCTATGACGGCATGAAGGCAAGGGCGAAAGAGCTGCATATCGAACTGCCGTTTGATCTGGACATATTCACCATGTGGCTGCTGGACCGCTTCAATTCGGGCCCGGCGGGAACGACGCGCTGCGAGTACTCCGGCAGGGTGCTATCGGCTGAAGATTTCTTCGTCGACCACAAGACGCCGATCAGCCGCAAAGGAAGCTTCTGGCTGGACAACCTGGCGATCTGCTCCGAGAAAGAAAATCTGCGCAAGGGGAACATGGACGCGGCCGAGTATCGCGCGCTGCAGGAGTTTGCGCGCTGCTTGCCGCCAGAAGTTGAGGCTTCGATCTGGCGCCGCCTGGAAGTCGGAGACGTGCAGCGTCATAGCTATTTTCGCAGGAAAGCGAAAGCGCGAAAGGAGGTTCTTTTTATGAAACCACAGTAGCGACATCTTTCTCCGCGAAATTTACGCGGGAAGAGGTAGCGCGAGAGCGAACAGCAAAATCATTTGACGATCTGGAAAGGGCCGGCAGTAAGGCTGGGCCGGCCCGGCCCAGATAAACCGGGGAGGAGAGAACCTGATGAACCAGCTACGAGCGCCACAAGCCACAGCCACAACTGTTAATCCGGCAGACCTGCCGCACAGCTTCAACCACCAGATGACCGCCATCGTGCAGCAACTCTGGGCCACCCGCGTGAGCTACGGCGAGTCAGTGCGCGAATTCAAGAAGCGATTCATCCGCCATGTGTTGCGCGAGAACCATGGGAACGCCTGCCGCGCGGCCCGCGAACTGGGCATACACCGCAACACCCTGAGCCGAATCTGTCAGGAGCTGCGCCTCGATCCGCGCGACTTCCGTCCCGGCTACTACAGGCGGCCGGTGAAATCGGTTCCGGCCAGAGAAGCGCTGCGGAGAATCGAGCAGGGAGCGTAATGGCCATCGGCTCACAACCTGAGATCGTGAGGCACCGCCTGCGCCTTACGCCGACTGGGACTGCCGTGCCGGTGCGCACCGTCGAGCGCTTCTTTCTGGGCAGCCAGTGGAGTTTCTACGAGCTCGAGGACGGCCGCGCCTTCTGGGTCAGCGAGCGTACCGGCAAGCGGCTTGAGTCGGAGCGCAATCGGAAGGAGAAGTAATGGCGAAGCACCACATGCGGAATGAGGTGTCGTTTTCGAAGTGGTGCAACAAGTGCCAGGCGTTCACGCAGCACCGAGTCGATGGAGTCAAGGACGGTCCGTGTCTGCAATGTATCGAGCGCGCGGAGAAAGAGCGGCAGGAACGAAAGAAGATCCCGCCGCCAGCCAAGCAGGAAGGATTCAAATTTTGACTTGTCGCCACTGCCATGACGATATATACGAGGTCATCCAGGTAACCGGGCCACCCATCCTGGTGCACCAGAAGACCGGCCTGCGGCACTGCAATGCCGACTTTGAAGTCAAGGCCTCGACCATAGCCGAGCCAGCGGAGGTTAAGAGTGTCTAAAGAGCTTCTGCTTATAGACTTCGCCTGCAACGATCCCAACAACGGAACATTTACGGGGCGCTGCGAAAAGATCGCTTTACCAAAGAGCGCGATGGACCTGGATTACACGCTTCTCTATCGCGGCATCACCATCGGCGCCTACGGCTTCTGGGTCAAGCACGGATTCAACGGTATCTGGGTTGACTTTGTGCCCGCAGCCAACTCCGTCAAGGAAGCTGACGATTCCCGGATGACGTTAGGCCAGGAGTCCGAGGAAGAGGAAGAACTGCAAGAAGCATGAACGATGCCGAAGCCCGGCAGGCAGAAGAGAATGAGCTGGAGATCCAAAGACGGAGCATCTACCTCGCGGATCGCTCCGTCTTTTGCCATGCCGGCGGATACCGTAACTTTCTGGCCGCGGGGCACCTGAGCGAGCTACACCCAAACTACGGGCTGCCCTGCGTCGGTGGCTGGATTTATTGGGAAGATGGAGAGGTCACGTTCAGCGAGAGATGCGTGTTTTGTGGAGGCAAGCCGGCCATGTACGACTACGGCCGAGAACCTGGAAAGTGGGAGCAGGACAAACCGAGGGAGTTGCGAAATTTTTATTCAGGAGAAAAGCATGGATCAGCAGCAAGCAAAGTTTGAGGGCTGGGCCGTAATTGAAATGTTCGGCCATCAGCGTGAGGCGGGCTTTGTCACGACGCAGTACTTTGGCAATGCCGCCATGTTCCAACTAGACGTTCCCGAACTTGAGGAGCGCGAGCAGACCACATCGCGGCCCGGATACATCGACGGCCAGTTCTGTCCGGCAGGAACGAAGTGCAAAAAGGCGGCGGTAATTGGGCGGTCGCGGCTCATCAATCCGAGCGCGGTTTATGCGATGAACCCCTGCTCGAAAGAAGCAGCGCTGAAGGCCATCGACGAAATCAGCCCGCGAGAGATCAAGGTAATCGAATTACCGAATCAGCCCCAACTTGCCACGACACTGCCCGGAGAAGATGGCGGCGACTCCGCGCTAGATGATGAATTCGAGAACGACCCAGAGGAAGAAGAAATTGAGTACTGAGGCGAGGACAAACCGATGCCACGGTATTTCCAGAAGGTTTTGAGTCTAGACAGCGTGAAACGAAAGTAGTGCATGACGGGTCCCTACCCGCAAACAGGGTGAAAGGTTGAGAGAGTTCGGATGTTGCTTCCGCTGACCGACGGCCTAATTCGGACAACACACTTCGATGGCGAAATGTCACTACTGGCAGATCGCCACTATTCCCGGCGTACGGTAGGAGCTCGGCAGTTCCTCTACTCGGGCCGAAAGCTGGTTCTTCGCAACTGCGAAGGGACCGTGCTCTTTGGGTGGATATGGCCGGACGACGATAAGCGGATGGACGGGCAGACGGGTTACAACTGCGCCATCTTCCGCAACGAATCGGGGCGCAAGTCGAGCGAGATCATCCTGGAAGCGGAGCGCCTCGCATTCGCTAAGTGGGGCCCGAATCGCCTGTACAGCTACATCGACCCCGCGAAAACGCAGACCATCACAGCGCTGCGGGACTATCCGAAATGGGGCATCAGACGCGGCGAACGGATTGTGGGCTTCTGCTATCGAAAGGCGGGATGGAAACCGCGCCTCAAAAAGAATGGCAAGCCTCACCTGTCGATGGCTGGCCAATGGTTATTCGTAAAAACGCACAAAGGAGAAAGCAATGCAGCTAATCAATAAAACAGACCTTCAGTTTTCAGACATTTCAAGCGAAAAGTACCGGCAATATACATTCGCGGCCAGCGACGGATCGGACATCACGATAAGGGTACATGCCCCGCTATACCTCAACGTGAGCGAGAGCGGCGGCCATCGGATACTCGATGCTGAAGGGGTGTCGCATTACATTCCGCCGAAGTGGATTCACCTGGAGTGGAAGACAAAGGATGGCCAGCCGCACTTCGTAAAGTAGACACCTAAAATGCTGGCCGTGGGTAGGGACCCGTACGACTCTACCCACGGAGCACGGCAGTTGAGAGTAAGAGCGGGGCGAGACGCAAAGGAGCGGGCGTGACACACGATGAACTGGTAGACCGTGCATTGCGTTGGCTTCGCGGGCGCAGGTGTAATCCGATATTCAGCGATTGCGCTTCGTGCGCGGAAATCCCCGACGCGATTGGATGGTCAAGCAGTTGGAAGATGCGCGGAAGTGTCGTGGTCGAGTGCAAGGCTTCGCGGAATGACTTTTACGCGGACCAAAAGAAACGCTTTCAGTGGCGGCATCCCGAATGGGGACACCGGCTACGGGCGTCGAGAATCGGGAAGAAAGAAGCCGCCAAAGAAGGCTGGATAAAAGAGATGATCCCGCGCATGGGCAACTTTCGTTTCTACATGACCACGCCGGGAATCATCACGCTTGAACTTCTGGAACAACACGCGCCGAATCATGGGCTATTGGTGGTCGAGGGCCGTAAGGTGGTAATTGCAAAGATGGCTCCGAGGCAGGAAGCCATCAACCATGACGCCGAGATCAGATATTTGCGGTTCGCAATCATAAACCGGAAAACAGCCTTTGATGCAGCACCAGAAACAGCAGCCACGATTCAGGATGTCGGCGGGTAAGGGACCCGCGGAGCAGCAGCCACAGAGCATGACGGCTGCGAGTAAAAGGATTTTGGAACGAGGGGGGGGGAGATGATGGAGCGTGAGCCTACTAATCGTGAATTACTAGACGAGTTTAAGTCCTGTTGCGCCAATGATATTGGGCGTGGGCTTTTAGAGCCGAGCGCCAAGACGCTCGCCGTCGAAGCAAAGATTTTGGCCCGGATGGGCCCGGATGATGGAGCGTGAGCGATGAGCGAACTGAAGTACCTGCCGATTTTAAAGTATTTCGCAGATGGCCAAGATGTCTATCTAGGCGGACTTAAGGCGGAGAGTCCAAAGCTGATCTGCACTGCGGTATCGAGACGATTGGCGCAAAAGATCGCGGCCAACATGAATTTGATGGAATCGCGGAAACAAAGGGCACACGAATTATTTATGCGCGGGGAGGCGGTAACGCCATGAGTGAGCGGGGCGATCTTACAGAGCTTTCACAGGTTGTAGCATTTTGGCGCGAATGGTGCGATCAACAGTATTTTGCGATGGCCGTTTCCGATTTTACCGAGAAAATCGCGCAAAAGTTTGCCTTGGCCTTCCATCAAAGCACGCTGGAAATACAGGGCAACGCTCCCGGCCAGACATTCGAGGGAACCGTGGCGGAGCTGGCGGAGAAGTACGTAAAACGGGTTGGCAGACGAGCGCCAGTATTCAAGGATTTGGTGGATTTCGGCACAGAGCTAACGGCTCTACGCAAGGGCTGGACTCTGGTGGAGGACTCCGTACTGGAGCGGCTGAAGAATGAGGCGCAGATCGTCGAGTTGTCGCTAAAGAACTGGCGATACGGCTGCTTTGTCGGGGAATGGAATGAGGAAGCGGCGACAAGGCTTAGGCATGAAGGCGAAGCCATTGCCCGCGAACTATTTCAGGCCGTGCAGGCGCTGGCAAAAGAACGCGGACTGGAATACGTGAAACTCGATGCAACCGCGCCCGTGGAGCGGCTGAAGGGGGAAGCCCGCACAGCGGCGGAATTGCTGCAAGATGTTAGCGACATCGCCCAATACCTCAGAGACGGAGAGCAAGGGATGGCGCTTGATGCTTGCTACGAAATTCTGCAATCGGCGGAGCTGACGGAGAAGGCGGAAGCGCGCACAGAGAAGGCGGAAGCGCGCACAGAGAAGGCGGACGGACGAATTCAGCGCTTTGAAGATAAGCAGGCGCAAGAGACGCTCGGGAATATCTTCTTTAACGACAGCAAGTTAAATTGGACTGCCATCATTAACCGTGCGACTCAACTGCAAGATAAGTATACGGCGGAGCAGACGGATAAGGCGGAAGCGGCCCCGGAACGGCTAAACGTAAATCCCGCGTGGACGGAAAAGGAGATTGCCGTGATCGGGCAGTTGGCCTTGCGGCAGGATATTTCGCCAGCAAAAGTTATCCAGCAGGCACTTCGGCTGTATCAGCTCCACATTGAAAAACCGCCAATCCTTCCCGACAAGTTCCAACCCACCGAGCGGCCATCCTCGGGCACAGCGACCCAGCCCGTGAGCGCGGAGCAGTTGGCGCGGAAGATGGTCGAGTTTGACGGCGAAATGCCGAAAGGACTCAGCGAGGCTCAAAAGGTCGGTTTCTATATCCGCGATGCCGCACTAGCGCTGCGTGCCCTCGCCGCCCTGCAATCCGGTTCGCCGCCGAAGGAGCCCGTCGATCTGGCAAAGCTGGCGCGGAAGTGGTATGAGGCCATGAAAGCCGACGATGCGCACCACTTCGCGGAGCATGAACAAGACGACGGCGGCGATTTCCCCACAACACACCTAGAGTATACGTTCGAGCAATTCCGCGAATCGCCAATAGTTAAACGTGGGCTGGCCCTGCTCACTGAGGAGCTGGGCAAGGAGGGGAGATGAAAAGGTCCAAGAAGCCGATTGCGCGGCGATACTCTGGCAAGCCGAGCGACAAATTTTGGAAAACCGTCAACAGTATCCCACGCAATCATGGCGGCGAGACGGCCTACATGCTTGGATGTTTGCTCCAAGATTTCGAGGAGCGAGTACTGGGATACATAAACTCAAAACAGCCCGCGCCCCAGCCCCCGAAAGGACGCCAACCATGACGCGGGAAGAAATTACACAAGAGATTTTCAACGTGGTCCCTGGTTTCAATCAGGCGGCGTGGAAGGAATGTGAGAAATGCGATGAACTGGACAAAGCCGCCGAGCGTCTCCGCCAGTTGACCACCGGGGCCGAGGAGAGGAGGGAGCCGTGAGCGTTTGGTCCACGCCGCAATCGCTATTCGACAAACTAAATGCCGAGTTCGGTTTCTCGATTGACGTGTGCGCCGACCACGACAACAAAAAGGTGGTTCCCTACCTGACGCGGGAACAGGGGCTATCGGCACCGTGGCGCGGCAAGTGCTGGCTAAATCCCCCCTATGGCCGCGAGATCTCGGCGTGGATGAAGAAAGCATTCGAGGAATCGCTATCCGGCGCAACGGTTGTCGCATTGGTCCCGTCCCGAACAAACGCTCCATGGTGGCATGACTATGTAATGCGGTCGGACGAGATCCGGTTTATCAGGAAAAAGGTGCCATTTGTAGGAAGTAAGCGCGGCGTCCCATTCTTCGGCTCGGTGATAGTCATATTCGGAGCAAAACGGCAAAAGCCAATAGTTTCATCATGGGAGCAGCCATGAGCACCCCCAAGCCGCTATGCACTCTGAAAAACTCTGAACCCAACCACGCTAGTTAGCCGTTAGTTAGGGGAGAGAGATGGCATTCCAACGCCGCAAGCGATTGACCGAACTGGAAAAGAGAACCCTGCGTCTCCTTCTGTCCGGACTGAGTAACAAGGAGATCGCGGCGGACATGGGCACGGAAGAGCAGTGCGTCAAGAACCGTCTGCGCTCCGGGTTCCGCAAGCTGGGGCTCAAAAACTCGCGCCAGGTCATCCCACGGGCCGGCGAGATCCGGGCGATGATCGAATAGTTCCACGTGCAACAAACTATAGTTTTCAAAACTTTAGAGTAGTTGCAATCCAACCACAACCGATTGTATGTATTAAGCAACCTTCTCCTTATACCTGGGCACAATAGGTTGGGTCGGTTGTGAACTTCGAAGATCATTCACAGCCGGTCCCACTAATAAAGGAGTAAGGCCGAATCAGCCGCGATGCTGGGCCATCAGCAGCAAGCAACAAATCGGCCAGAGATGCTCCAGGAAAGTCAACCTGGAGCGGCTGCATTTTCCGATAAGCCCTGGTTCCTGATCCATTCTCAGCCCTGCCGCGAGCGCTCAGTGATCTCCAAGCTGGGCGGCTTTGGCATCAAGACCTTCCTGCCACTCACCTTCCAGAGGCGCGCCAACGGATTCCACTGCCCTCTATTTCCGTCATACATCTTCGCGTCGTTCGAGTACGCCATGCACCGCGACGTGAATGAAAGCCTTTCACGTCTGCCGCTGCTGGGCAGAGTGGTCTACTTCGGATCGCGCCCGGCAGAGGTCCCGGTAGAAATTCTGGTCGCTCTGGCGGAGCGCCTGGACGCCGCGGGCTGCCTGATCACCGACGATCGCACAGACGTCTCCGCACCGGTTGCCCGCTTCGATGCCGGCGACCGCGTACTGATCTCCGATGGCCCGCTCAAAGGCATGATGGGAATCTTCCAGGGCACGGTCAAAGGCAGAGAGGCCGCCTACGTTCTCCTGACCACCATCGAGCACCACTCGCAGGGAATCTCCTGCGGAAGACAATTACAGGACCTGAAGGGCTCGAGCTGGCGCGTGGAAGTGGACGCCAGAAATCTGGTGCTGGCATGAAACGAAGCGCAGCTCTCGAAGTCGAAATCGCGCGCTCGCTTCTCCGCCTCTGCAACGGTGAATGCGGATGCAGCGGCGGATCGATCTGCGGGCGGATGATCGCCAAAGACGGCAGCGTCTGGCCGGCACGAGACACCGGCTTCAGGATGAAGAAGGCGGCATGAGCCAACCCCGCTTCCGCATTGAAAAGCGCGTCACCGTAGCCGTAAGCGACAAGCTCTGCGCCTGCCGGGTATCGATCCAGGGCGGAGCCAACAAGGAATCGCGGATTGTGCACTCCAGCCAGTGCCAGCCGTCACACAAGGCGACCATCAGGAAACTGGAAGCGATCGCCGAAGAAGAGCTGGAGGCAATGCTGAAATGAAAACCCAAGTCATGACGCGCGAAGCTTACGAAAAAGCCAACGGACCCGTGCGGGGCGGGGCTCGCAGAAGCGAAGAAACCCTGGCCATGTGGAAAAAGCGGTAGTGTCCTAAGAGTGCGTAGAGTTAGGACACTACCGAAAAAGCTGAAGAAGCTGGCGATTGTTGAGTTCCTGATTCTGGAACCGGAGAAGGGTGAAGACGTGAATAAGCTCCGCACTTCCTGGTACGCCAAGCTGAGCAAGATGGCGAAGGACACGCGATCCACTTTCCACCTGCGCCTGGCGATCAACCGTCAGGAAAACCACATCGTGGCCTGGAAAGAGCCAAAGCTTCAAACGCGGTAAACGAAGTCGCACTCCGGAGTTGCCGGTCCCGTCTCTCGCCTTATCTGGGGCAAACGACCGTCAAGAAAACACAGCCGGCAGCTCCGGAGCCGTAGAGATCGCCTGGCAAGCAAGGCGAAATTCGGTGAGGAAAGGAGGTCGCGGAGAATCGCCAGAGCCGTCGAGGGCCGGAGTAATCCGGCCTCGATGAAATGAAGATATGAGCAAGCTTCTGAAGCTCCCCAAACTCCCGACCTGGAAGCAGAAGCGCTTCAAGTTCCCGGCCCGCGATTCGAAGTTCAGCGATCGCGACATTCTCTGGCTGGCCGGCGTGATTATCGTCTTGGGCTTCGCATTCATATCGGGAATCATCTTCGGTTTTGCGCTCGCCTGGAGGCTTCAGTAAATGGATTGGACGCGGCTTTCCGAGATGGCAGTTGTTGGCAGCAGTTGCGGCGCCGTGATCGTGGCGGCGTACAAGGTCATGAAATTAGCGGACCGCCTCATTGGAATCCTCCGCGACTTTCCGCCGCACCGTCACGTGAACGGACACATCATTTACCCGGACGGATACGAACCGACGGCAATTGAAGAATTGCAAAAAAGCAACGCAATGAGCGCAGGCGCGTGACAGGTGAAATCAAAACATCTGTTTCTGGCCGCGCTGATCTTGATTGCCACAGCATCGGCCAAGAAGCACGAAAGAATCCGGCTGGTACCCGGGCACTGCGTTCGTATCACGAACTTCGATGAAGTGGCCAAGCAGTTCTTCCGCCGCGACAAATCGGATCGGCTGATTCCCGCCGGCTACATCGCCAACAAGGTCCATTTCGTCATCAAGTCCGACCCCGATTGCGGGGAGTTCGACGGCCAGAACATTTTGCACCTGGCGAGACCTGAGTGAAGCTGCCCGACGGCTTCTGGGAGTGGTCTTCAGACGCGCAGGAAGATTGGATCACCAGATTCATCCGCGAGGCCTGCGGAGTTGCTCCCCAGCTGACGCCCAAGGAAAAGCAATGCGCGCGCCTGGTGCGCGAGGGCCTGACGCAACCGGAGATCGCGCGGCGGATGTGCGTCAGCGTCAGGACCATGAAGGTCTATCTGCATCGCGTCTACCGAAAGATGGGAGTCAGGAGCCAGGTGGAACTGCTGGGAGTGTTGACTCTGCCGATCAATTCTCCGCTGCGTCGGCAACCAAGAAAGCTGGCCTAAAAAACATGGATCAGGAATCGCTAGTCGAGCAAGTCCAGTACCAGGCGCGGCTTTATGGCGTCGACCCGGCTCTTGCTTGCGCCGTGGTCGAACAGGAATCTTCCTGGAATTGCTGGGCGATCCGCTTTGAGCCTGCGTTCGAGACGCGCTACATCAAGCCGGCATTGCCCAACGCGCCGACCACGGAAGAGATGACGCGGGCCATGTCCTTCGGTCTCTTTCAGGTGATGGGCGAAAACGCCCGCGAGATGGGATTCCAGCACCAGTTCCTCTCCATGCTCTGCGATCCGGATATCGGGATCTCGGTTGGGGTCAGGTTTCTGAAGAAATGCCTGGACGCAGCAGAGGGCGACACAACGAAGGCATTGCTGCGCTGGAACGGCGGCGGCAATACCGCTTATCCCACTCAGGTCATAGCGAGGATGGCGAAGTATCAGACGCCCGCACAGGGAGCAAGCGCCTAACAGGAGGGATTTATGCCAGCAGGAATCGGCGGCGGAGTCATCATCGTGCTGCTCGGACTCGCCGGAGCGTACTACGGCGGCAAGGCTGCTTATAAACATGTGGTCAAGCCGGTTGACCATGCGGTTTGTCGCGCGGTCACGTTCGGACACAAGTGCAAGCCGTCACCAAAGCATCCAGCGGCCGCGCAAACGGAGACGAAATGAAAGCGCTCAAAGAAATCATCGCGGCGATGCGGGAACGGGCGGACACACTCAACAGTAAACACTCCGCAGCCGACCGCTGGACCCCTGAGCGTGAAGCAGAGCGCGCCGAAGTCGCGAGACTGCGCCGGCACGCCGATGACTTGGAGCGTTTCGCATGAATCCCGACAAGAAAGAACTGATCGAGACTTTCATTCTGGCGTTCCTAACCATCGTCTTTACCGCCTGCTCCGTGCTGTGCGTGAAGTGGGGAGCGAGCTATCAGACGCTGATGGTTTTCTCCGGCCTGGCTGGATCGGCCCTCGGCGCGCTGGCCATGAAGATGAAGGCGAGCAGCAATGGCAATGCTCCTCCTCCTTCTGCTGCGCCCGTAGTTGAATCGCCGATCGCTCCGAAATAGCAATGACAGTAAGGCGGGCGGAAAAGATCCTGGAAAAGCTGATCCGCGAAAACATGGAGCGGCAGCCAGCCGTCCCGGTTCAATGCAAGAGCGTCAAGAGTGATCTTCCACCAGCGCCATTTGCCGATGCTCCGCCGATTGATGATGAGATTCCCGATCTGACCGATTACAGCGACGAATCGCGGATCGACCGAGATTGGCGCAGAGCAAAAATCTGGTAACTCATGCCCATTAAGTGCTTCCTGATCGAACCGACAGGAAACGTATTCAGCGAAACGATACGAACTGAACACGGCCAGTGCCCGCGCAATGGTTCTTACCACTGGGCCAATCGCATCCTTAAGCGCTCCGTACTTCCGCCGGACGGAAAGCACCCGGAGAGAAATATCAATTGGGATGACCTGACTCTCTGGCCCGCAAAGTGTGAATGCGGCTTTGAGTTCACACCAGATTCGAGCAGGAGTACCGGCGGCGGCAGTGAATATCGGCGCAGCGATACGGGCGAAGTGAAGGACAGGCTCCGCGACTTCCCTGCCGGCGCGATGTGGCGCGCGACCTGGTACAAAAGCGCCGCCGGGCTCTATGGCCACGATTGGGATAACGCGACGGAGCCGCCATTAATCGTTTGCACTCCCGGCGGATCCTGGAACATTGACTCCCGCGCCTCGAACTGCACCATGCCGAATGACCGCACGCACCGCTGCTGGATACGTCACGGTGTTCCGCCGGAGATCACGGTCGACAAATCCGGCTTCACCTGCCAGGCCGGTGCAGGGTCAATTCAGTGCGGCAACTACCACGGATTCTTGCAGAACGGCTACCTGACATGATGCCGACGCGCTCAGCGAACCGCGCACTATCGGCATTCTCGACGGATCGGCCAGAGGATTGGATACGCGAGCTGGAAGCTGCCGGGTGGAAGAAGATTCAGTCAACCGTCTGGCGCTCGCCGTCCGGTCATATGTTTGGCGGCCCATACAAAGCTTGGACGCTGATGTATTCGCATCCTGAACTCAACATTCCGTGTTCTTCCTGATCACCAATCGCACCGTCAACGCGAACGGCTGGACATCAGATCGTAACCCGAACAGCAACACGTTCTGGTCGAATCTGGGACAGCCGCTGTCTCCGTTCTCGAACTGGAAGATGGCCGACAGGGAAGAATGTCTGGCGCTGATCAGCGGAATTGGCAAGCCGCCGCTGGTATGGATTCACGGATTCAATAATTCACCGGAGAAGGCTCTGGGAACTCTGCAGGCGATCGCCGCAGGCCTGGGTGACTCTTTCACCTACATCGCCTACCTCTGGCCCTCACAAGCACGGGAAGATTTGATCGGTTATCAGGAAGACTCAAAGACGGTGGAGGCTTCGGCGCCGCAGATTCTGGATGCACTGAAGCTGTTCGACAATCCCACGGTAATCGCGCACTCGCGCGGTAACTATGCCATCCAGAAAGCGCTGTATCAGGAGTGGACGCAATCGGCCGAGAAGGTGATCGGCGCCTTCATCTCCGTGGCCGCGGACGTTGACAACGACATCCTGGCCCAGGTGGGAGGCCAGGGACTGAAGAACCTGGTGGAGCGCGCGCTGGTCCTGCTGACTCCCAAGGACGGAGCCCTGATCGCTTCCGCCGAGATTCATCTTGGTCGGCTGCGTCTGGGGCTCACCGGTCCCGATGGACCCTGCCCGGGTAACTTCGTGAAACAGGACTGCACCGAGCTGATGAAGATCGACAACGTCGAACTCTGGCTGAATCACAGCGCTTACTTCCAGTCGCCCAAGGTCTACGAACTGGTGGGTCAGTTTCTGGGAGGGCAGGCGAAGGCGGTGGGCGCGTGAAAGCCGAACGTTGCGAGCCATGTCTAAGCGGCAGGCGCGACGGCCAGCCGTGCAATAGAAAGACATGTTTGTGCCGTTGCCATCGGGAAGGTCGAGCAGCGGTTGACGCTCTCGCAGATCGCGGTCTTGATAAAGCGCGAGCGGCGCGGGGATTCAGGTATCGCGGGCAAGCGCTCACGTTGGACGTGCAGCGTCTCATCGAAGAGGAGGGCGCGTGAACCTGGACGATTGCTCGGTTTACCTCTTCGTGCGTCAGGATATTCCGCTGGCGCAGCAGCTGGTGCAGTCGAATCACGCGCTGCTGATGATGGCGTGGCCGGAATTGCCGGTTTGCACTATAGCCATGGATTCGGGAGCGGCTAGCTCGATATTCGCCTCGAGCACAAACGTCGTGACCCTTGGCGATCATGGACATCCCAACATCATCCTGATTGGCGTTCCTGACGTAAAGGCGCTGGAGCGCGTAAAAGCCAAGCTAGAGCGTCTGCAAATCGTTCACTACGCTTGGCGCGAACCTGATGAGCCCGGCCTCGGCTTCACGGCAATCGCTACGGCGCCGCTCGACAAGCCGCAGCGCAATCAGCTTCACAGTTACAGACTTTGGAAATACTCGGGTAGCTCAGAGAAAGAGCACTCCGTTTCTAACGGAGAGGTCGATGGTTCAAGTCCATCCCCGAGTGCCACCTCTTTGAATTGCACTTAGGAGAAAAATCATGATCTCTCGTATCTTCGCGCCTCGCGGCGCACTGAGCATTTTGCTATGCGTGGCCGTGACGGCTGCGATTCCATTTACCACCGGCTGCAGCTACAGCCAGGCGCAGATCACTTCCGCGGTCCAGAAAGTTGAGAACGGACTGAAAACCACGAAAGCGCTGCTGCCCTCGGCCAACGTCATCCTCGCCGATCTCCAGGTTGTACAGCCGGACGTCGCAGAATACCTGGCGCCGATTCTGGCGAATGCAGGACCGGCGATCGATAAAGTCATTGCCGCCTGCGATGCCTACCTGGCCAATCCTGGCGCTGATGCCTATCAGGCGATATTGAACGGCGTCGATGCGATCACGGCGCAGGCAGACCAGGCAGCTCTCAAGATTGCCGGCGTCAAGAACCAGGCGTCGCAGAACAAGGCCGCGACCTACATTGCGCTGGTCTCAACCGGTCTTCATGTGGCGCTGGGAATCCTGGAAAACTACGCCACCAAGAAACAGGTGCAGGCAGTGAAGGCCGCATCCGCGCGTGTTCCTTTCGAACAGGTCAAGCCTCTGTTGAATCGCGACTACGCGCGCAACGAGCTGGCCGATCTGGGCTACTCGCCTGCGGAAGTCGACTACGCGATGGAGCGGGCCGGGCTGTAAAGACAAGATTCCGCGAGAGCGGAAAATTCAGAAGAAGAAAAGAGAAGAAGAACATGCTGACAGTCAAGTTGTGCAAGGGCCACACGATGAAGATCGTGGAGGCGAGTGAAGTTGAAATATTCCCGTGCGGTCGGGCTCCAAACTCGGACGCCGAGCCCGAAAAGCGCACCAACTCTGTGCGAGAAATTGCGGTCACGCGCTGGAACGGCAGTCACGATGTGTTTTACGTCTCCGACGGTCCGGTAAACGACAAAGTCGCGCATTCCGGCGTTGACGTCGAGTATTTTGACTGCGCCTACATCGAAAACGCTCACGGCGCTACCACGGAAAAAGTTCACGCCTATTAACATGAAACTTGCTCTCTGCCTGCTGGCGCTCAGCCTTTCCTGCTTTGCCCAGCAGGCGGACTCTACATCGTCCGCATCGCAGCCTCCCAGCGCCCCGCAGCCCAAGGTTCACGAGACGCTCTTCGATCCTCAGAACGTCACCATGTTCTGGGCCGATGCCACGGCGATGGCTGGAGAGATCGGCGCAAGCTGCTCGGATACTACGGTCTCTAGGTTGGACTGCCGCAACATCGCGATCGGCGGTGCCGGATTCATGGCGGTCGAGGTCCTGGGCACGGCAGTACTGCACAAAACCGGCCACCACAACTTCGAAAGAGTTCTCCCACCGGCCGCGATCCTGTTTCATGTAGCGCGGCTGGTCTATGTGAGTACTCACCGCAAATGAAACGCATACTCGTAATCGCCTCATCTCTCGCGCTGGTTGCGGCAACACACGCGCAGAGCGTGCGCCTGCCGAATCCCAAGCTCACGCCGGGCGCGACGACAGATGCCACGGCTACGGCGCTTTGCTCGAAGAGCTTCCACACGGGCTCGGTGCGCAACGTGCCGGAGTCGGAGAAGAATGCCGTCTACAAGGAATATGGCATCTCGAACCATAAAGGCTACTGCGCGGGCGCGGAAGGCTGCGAGATCGACCATTTGATCTCGCTGGAACTGGGCGGCTCGAACGACATCAAGAATCTCTGGCCGCAACCTTACGGCCAGCATCCTGGCGCACACGAGAAAGACTGGCTGGAGAATGCATTGCATAGACTGGTTTGTGCGCGAAAGATCAGTCTAGAGAAGGCTCAGCAAATGATTGCGCGGGATTGGTACAGCGCGTACCGGCAAATCTGTATAGAGTTCCCGCCCGCCAATTCCTCAGGTAGCACGCCTTGCAGAGCCCACGGGACACGTGAGGCGAAGAAGTAGAGTGGCACTCCTGACAACAATCAAATCCAATACCCCATCGGCCATTCTTGCCATGAAGAAGGCAGTGGTCGATCTGGTGAAGCAGTTCGAGGTTCGTTGGCCTGTTATCGGCGCGGTCATGGTTCTTGTGGTGTACATGCTCATTGGTTGCAAGCTGCCTGCCCAACACCTGCTCCATGACCAAGCGATGCTCCATCGAGAACCGCCCTCTGCTGTCATCCCAGACCATGACGTAGCCATTGAAGATATATCTGGCACTCTTATAGGCTACCGATCGTCCGTCTCCTCTCTTAATGCACATGTTGTACTTGCCAGCGCACGACAGATTGCAGAACTTTCGAGGCCTAGCTTTCTGCCGGCTGATGATGGGCGCGCCGCACTGGATACAGCTAAAACTAAATGGCATGACGAGAGAGTAACACAGTTGGAAAACTGGCTACATCGCCAGGTCTGCGCGAAAGCGATGTCGCTGGCCGAGGCGCAGAAAGCCATCTCGGGCAACTGGTACGCAGCCTACAGGAAGATGCTGGCGGCGCAGGGCGTGAAGCGGTAATGCCTACCGCGCCAGCCGTCGCGTGTAGATGCGGCGGACTGAACTGCACCGAGCATAACCGTTCCGGTAATCAGCGCGCAGCCGATCGGTTCCGCGGTAGTTCCAATTCACGTGGTTATGGGCATAACTGGCGCAGTCGGCTACAGCCTATGGTCTTGGCGCGTGATCCACTCTGCCGAGATCCGTTTAAACGCGGCTGTACCAATGCCAGCCGCATAGGCGATCACATCATCCCAAAGGCTCACGGTGGTACGGATGCCCTAGAGAACCTGCAAGGCATTTGCACGGATTGCCACAATGCCAAGATCCACCTTGAGCAGCAGGTCAAGTTCACAAGAGACTGCGCCTGCGAGATACCCATGACTGCTCGCCTGATCGCAACGAACGTGATCGCCCTTGCCTGCGAGGCGCATGCCAAGCCTGGCTCGCTGCCAGTGGCATCGTGGACTAGGATGGTCGCCTAGCAGCAAGGGGTAGGGCGGGTCGATTTTCTAAAACCGACCGCCTTCGCGACCGCCGCGCAGCATAATTTTTACATCCCCAAAACTCAATATTTCAACATTTCCATATTGTGGAATATGGCCAGACCGAGAAAAACAGCAGAAGCACTCGAATTGAACGGTGCTTTCAAAAAAAACCCCAACCGGCGACGCATTGATCCGGTTTCGCGCGGCCCTCTGGGCGATCCGCCGGCGCATCTCTCGGAATCTCAACGTCAAATCTGGCTGGAATTCCTGGCGACCTATCCCGACGGTGCGCTGAACAGCGAGAACCGGGTGTGGATCGAGATCGCCTGCGTTCTGACTGACAAATTCCGCAAGGCCGGCAAGGATGGGCGCCCTCCGATGCCAGCCAGCGAGATAACGGCGCTGCAACGAGCCCTGCATGAGATGGGCGGCTCGCCGACATCGAAGGCCAAGCTTGGCAGACCGGCAAAAGAAAAGATCAAGGAAGACGGCAACCCGTTCGCGGATTTCCTCGACTCGCCGCACAAGCAAAGCGGGAAGAGCGGCGGCTCAGTCAACTGATCTCAGCTTCTGCGGCGTTGCCAATAAATATGCCCAGGATGTTGTCTCAGGAAGGATTGTGGCGTGCCGGCTGGTCATCGCCGCCTGCCGACGCCATCTCAACGATCTGAAGCGCGTTGGCGATCCCGAATTCGGCTACCGCTTTGATCCGGCCAAGGCTGAAAGATGCTGCAGGTTCATAGAGAGGCTTCCACACGTGAAGGGTAAGTGGGCATCGCGGAAAGAAACAATCAAGCTTACAGCATGGCAGGTATTCATAGTCTGCTGTCTGTTCGGGTGGGTGAACGCATCCACGGAATGTTATCGCTTTCGTGAAGCCTATATCAAGGTCGCGCGCAAGAACGCGAAGAGCACGCTCTCTGCCGGCATCGGGCTCTATAAGTTTTCGGCCGACGGTGAGTTCGGAGCTGAGGTCTACTCCGGAGCCACAACAAAGAAACAGGCCTGGGAAGTTTTCCGGCCAGCTCGCCAGATGGTCGACCGGACGCCCCTACTCAAAGGAACTCTCGGCATCAGAGTCAATGCCGAGAGCCTGGTCATTGAAGCCAATGGTAGCCGCTTCGAGCCGGTGATCGGAAAACCTGGCGATGGCGCTTCACCATCGTGTGCGATCATCGATGAATATCACGAACATGCCAGCGATGACCTCTATGACACGATGAAGACTGGCATGGGCGCCCGGGACAATCCCCTGCTAATCGTAATCACCACCTCCGGCAGCGATCGCTCCGGACCTTGTTATGCGCTCGAACAGGATGCCATCAAGGTCCTCGAAGGCAAGCTTCGGAATGATGAGTGGTTCTGCATTGCCTATGGGATCGATGAAGGCGACGATTGGAAATCTGAACTCGCACTGCTAAAGGCCAACCCGAACTATGACGTCAGCGTGTTTGGGGACTATCTCAAGCGGCAGCAGCGCGACGCCGTCAACTCCGCGCGCAAGCAGAATACATTTAAGACGAAGCACTTGGACGTCTGGGTCAACGCCGATGTGGCATGGATGAATTCAGCCAAGTGGGACGCCTGCACCGATCCGAATCTAAAGCTTGATGACTTCGAAGGCGAGCCATGCATAGCCTCATTGGACCTAGCCAGCCGCAAGGACCTGGCCGATAAGGTCCTGATGTTCCGCAAAGCGATCGACGGCAAGTTCCACTATTACGCCTTCGCCACGCACTATCTGAACGCTTCGGCCATAGAGGAAGCCAAAGGCAGCCATTATGAGGGATGGGCCGCCGCGGGCTTGATTGTGAAGACCCCGGGAAACATCACCGATTACAAGCGCATTTCGGACGACATGATCGCCGACACAAAGAAATTTCGGGCGATCGAAGTTCCTCACGATCCCTACCACGGCGCCGCGCTGGTGCAGTTCATGCAGGCCGAGCCTGAGTGGAACCAATCGGCCCGGGTCGTAGAGGTCCGTCAGACCGTGGCCATGATGTCGCCGGCCATGAAGGAATTTGAAGCGATCGTGCTTGACGGCCGCTTTCATCACAATGGTGACCCGGTCCTCAGCTGGATGGTCACCAACGTGGTTTGCCACATAGACAGGAAGGACAACATTTTTCCCACGAAGCAGAATGCAGAGTCGAAGATCGACGGCGCCATCTGCCTTTTCATGTCTCTGATTCGATGGATGGCCAATCCCGGTGATGGTACGTCCGTCTATGAATCCCGCGGCCTTTTAAGCGTATGAATCCTGCCCACACCGAAAGAATTGCCGACGTCCTCGCCCTGGCCGGCATCGCCGCTGCAGAGGTGGGGACGTATCAGCTGAACCACTGGGCCGCGCTGGTACTGGGCGGGGCCTTCATGATCGCTTTTGCTCTCTGGATCGGACGGGCCAGCGCACGGCGCCAGCCCAAGGAAGGGTGAATAACCGTTGGGGCTGATCGCATCTCTGTTTCGCGCAGAGGTCTACGACACTTCGCCATTCTCCGATTTCTGGTATCAGCCTATCGGGGTCGATTCAGCGGCCGGGATCCGCGTCACTCCGGATTCGGCCATGCGCTCGGAGGCTGTATTCTCCTGCGTCCGGGTTCGTGCGGAAACGCTGGCCTCGCTGCCTCTGATCGTCTATAAGCGGCTGCCCGATGGCGGGAAAGAACGGGCTTCGAACCACCCGCTTTACAGAGTGCTGCACGATCAGCCTAACAGCTGGCAGACCTCGCTCGAATTTCGGGAGATGTCGAACGCTCATCTCGATCTTCGCGGCAATGCTTATGCCCAGATTCTTCCTGGTCCCAACGGCCCGATTGATCAGCTGGTGCCTCTGCATCCTGACCGTGTGCAGGCCAAGCGCTATACCGATGGCAGTTTTGATTACACGGTGCGCAAGTTAGACGGAAGCACCGAGACCTTGCAGCCGCAGGAGATGCTGCATATCCGCGGGTGGTCTTTGGATGGAATTGTGGGGCTAAGTCCGATCAGCGTAGTGCGCGAAGCTGTAGGCATCGATCTCGGTCTACAGGATTTTGCGGCGCGATTCATCAAGAACGATGCCAGTCCGGGGATGATTCTGGAGCATCCCGCGAAGCTGAGTCCGGAAGCATATGCCCGCGTCCGTGAATCTTTCCAGGAGCGGCAGACCGGAGCCAATCGGGGAAAGACCGCCATTCTCGAAGAGGGAATGAAGGCCAATAAGCTGGGCATGACCAACAAAGATGCTCAATTTTTGGAGGCCCGCAAATACCAGAAGACTGGAATCGCCGCTATCTACCGCGTGCCGCCGCACATGATCGGCGAACTCGAGCGGGCTACGCATTCGAACATTGAGCATCAGGGCATCGAGTTCACGGTTTACACCATGCTCCCGATCGCCAAGCGCTGGGAGCAAGCCATCTCGCGCGATCTGTTCTTCCAGCTGCCTAATGATGACAACGAATACTTCGCTGAATTCCTCATGGACGGCCTCAACCGCGGCGACATGGACAGCCGTTATACGGCCTACGCCATCGGGATCAACTGGGGATGGCTCTGTCCGAATGATGTACGCCGACTCGAAAACATGAATCCCATTGCCGGCGGGGATATCTATCTGCGGCCGTTGAACATGACGCCGGCGGGGAGCCGTGGACCGGATCCATCGCTGCCGACCGAGGAAGATGGGGAAGAACAACCCGGCGATGCGCCGCCCCAAGATACAGGCGATGAAGAGCAGCAGACGGCCCGGACGCAGCGCACCAGGCTCCTGGCTCTCGCGGAATCGGCTGCAGCGCGCATGATGAGAAAGGAATCCTCGGCGTTAAAGCGGCTTCTGCAAAAACATCGCAGCGGGATTTCGAATGGCGGCGGCCGTGAAGAGTTCTGCAGCGAGATCTCAGGGTTTTATGAGGCCCATGCCCGCGTGATCGCCGATGCGCTGCGCATCCCCGAGGCCCGCGCTTTCGCTTTCTGCACACAGAACGCTGCTCAGATTATGCCCTCGGCTCGGACCGGTGATTGGAGCAAAGTGGAAAGCAAGATCCTGATGAATGAGGGCCGTGCTCGAGACCTGGCCCAGATCGCCGTGGAGGTTTTGTAATGAACTATTCCCGAATTCTAAAAGCATTTTATTCCTCAACCTGGGCGATCCTGCCGGAGAAATATGCGGCGATCAAGGCGCTGATCGAACTCCGTGCCCGCGGCGAGTATGTAAGCGAAGAACAGATTGCGGCCGTCCGCGCAGCGACTAGGCCTTCACCGCGGACCGCCGGCAATATCGCTGTGATTCCCGTGTATGGAGTGCTTTGCTACCGCGCCAACATGTTCTCTGATTTCAGCGGCGGCACTTCGGTGCAGCAGCTCACGAAGACCTTTCGCCAATGCCTGGCGGACGATAATACCAAGGCCATCATCTTTGACGTCGATTCCCCTGGCGGTGACGTCGATGGTATCCAGGAATTTGCAGACGAAATTTTCAATGCGCGGGGCCAGAAAAAGATGGTCGCCGTGGTCAACACGCTGGCCGCCAGCGCGGCCTATTGGCTGGCGAGTTCAGCTGAAGAACTTGTGGTGACTCCATCGGGAATGGTGGGCAGCATCGGCGTGTTTACCACGCATGAAGACATTTCCAAGATGGATGAAGCCATGGGCCTAAAGGTGACCTATATCAGCGCCGGGAAATACAAGACCGAGGGCAATCCTGATGAGCCGCTCAGTCCCGAGGCGCAGGCTGCTATCCAGGCAAATGTCGACAGCTACTACAACGCCTTCGTGAATGCGGTGGCACGCAATCGCGGAGTTGCTGCGAACGACGTGCGCAACGGGTTCGGCGAAGGCCGTGTGGTAGTGGCCAAAGACGCGCTGAAAATGAAAATGGTCGATAAGATCGCGACCTTCGATCAGACCCTCGCCCGTTTCGGCGCCAGCGGCCAGGTGAAGCCGATGAATACGGCCGAGACGGAGAGCCCGACAATTCAGGCGGCCGATAAGCCCGACCCCGAAGACGGAGAAGATCCGGATGAGTGCATGTGCAAATGCCAGGCCTGCATTAAAGGCGAGCACGCGCAATGCATGGAACTGCAATGCGATGACGCCTATTGCAAGGAGCAGGGCTGCCCGCAGCAGGGCCAAGGGAACGCCGCATCGATCGCACTGAAACATCGCCGCCGGCGTACGGAGATGGCATCTCTCTAAAGAATTTCAACAACAAGTTCCAAGGCTGATCGCCGCGCCGTTGCGCGATGTGATGCCGGACCGCGTCCTGGAAATGGAAGCCCGTCGGCTCGCCTTTCGCAGGTGCCAATCGAAAAAACCGAAAGGAAAAAAAGAACCATGAAACAGCGTTATTTCAAAAGCATGGGCGAGAAGCGCAAGTTCTTTAACAACGTGCGCTATTTCGGGGGCACCCGGAATATCGCCATCACGGGCCTGGGCCTGATGCCGGCACTCGGCATCCTGGGCGCGGTCATTGTGGCTGTGATCGTGCTCGCCGGTCTCTTCGGCGGGTCGCATCCGGTCGAAACTGCTTCTGCGGTCAAGCATCACGGTGGACTTCTCACTGCCATGGGCATGTTGGCCTTTGGCGCCGTAGCCGTGCTCGATCCGCGAACCTTGATCCAGGAGAAAGTCAATCTGGCTAAAGAGAATCGCGCCTTGATTGATGCTGCGGAGAAAGACAATCGGGATCTCACGGCCGAGGAAGATGCTAAGTATAAGGCGAACCTCGAAAAGATGAAATCCCTCACCACGCGCATCGAACGCATCCAGGAGCAGCGCGAAGTAGAAGCGACTACGCAGCGGACCGAGGCTTTGCCTGCGAATAATCCCGGCAATGTGCGCGCCGGAGATTTCGGCGCCAGCGCCGAAGTGTTGGACAAACCTAAATTCAAGACTTTCGGCGAGCAGCTCCTGGCCGTGGCCCGTTTCCGTCAAACCGGAGGCATCAACCGCGATCCACGTTTGATTGCTGAAGGCAGCCCTGAAGCTTTGGCTACCATCGTGGATGGATTTATGGCTACAGGGATGACCGAGCAGCAGGCTTACAAAGCTGCAGCTGGTTTAAACGAGTCGGTACCGGCAGAGGGCGGCTTCCTGGTCCAGGGAGATCTCGCGGCCGGTCTTCTCCAGCGAACCTATGAAACCGGCGAAATCTTGAGCCTGATGCCCAATCCGATCGAGATCTCGAGTCCGGCGAATCGGGTAAGCGTTAATGGGATTGATGAGCAGAGCCGGGCCAATGGGTCGCGGTTCGGCGGTGTGCAGGCCTTCTGGTCGAATGAAGCCGGCACGCTCAGCGCCACCAAGCCCAAGTTCCGGCGCATCGAATTGGTGCTCAACAAACTGATCGCGCTCTGCTATGCCACCGATGAAATGGTGGCGGATGCCGCGGTCATGGAGTCGATCATCAACACCGTGTTCCCGCTGGAATTCTCGTTCCGGATTGAGGACGCGCTCTTCAACGGAACCGGCAATGGACAGCCGCTGGGCTTCCTGAACTCGCCGGCGCTGGTCGTAGTGGCCAAAGAATCCGGCCAGGCTGCCAGCACGGTGGTCGCGGCCAACGTCATGAAGATGTGGGGTCGCTGCTGGGGACGTTCGCGGCGTAACGCGGTCTGGTGCATCGATCAATCGATCGAGCAACAGATGTATCAGTTCACCATTACCTCGACCGGTGTCTCGGTTCCGATCTACCTGCCGAACAACAGCTTGTCCGGTTCGCCTTACGGCACGCTGTTTGGACGGCCGGTGGTCCCGACCGAGTACAACGCCGCTCTGACCAACCAGGGCGATATTACGCTGGTGGACTTCTCGCAGATGGCCTTCGCGCGCAAGAGCGTGCTCCAGGCCGCGAGCTCCATGCACGTCAACTTCCTGACCGATGAGATGGCCTACCGCTTCACCATGCGGTTGGACGCTCAGCCGAGCTGGAACACCGCGCTGACCCCGAAGAACGCCGGGCCGACGCTCTCGCCCTATGTAACCCTGGCTGCGCGGTAATCCTGCGCTCCTTATCCGAGGGAGGCGCGGGCCTCCCTTTTGAAGATCGATTCTCAGGAGAAATTCAATGAAAGGGATTTATACCGCACAGCAGGAGCACGTGGCTTCTGTCATCGCCCCGGTCGATTTCACCGGCGGCAAAACCGGACGCTGGCTGTCGCTCGCCAAACACGAGCACATCACGTTCATTCTGAGTATCGGCGTATCCGCGGCCGCCCCGACTGCGCTGCTGGTCAAAGGTGCACAGGATTCATCGGGAACGAACGCCGCCGCCATCGCTTTCGATCTGTTCACGGCGGAGACCGCGACCGTCGATCTGCTTTCCACAAAGCAGCGCATGACCACCTCCGGATACACCACGATTTCGGCCAATGACGATATTTTCTATGTCATCGAAGTCGATGCCTCCGATGTGGCCGCGCAACTCGGCGAGAGCTTCAACCACGTCACCGTTAACGTGACAAACGTCACCAACTCAGTGATCGCATCCTGCGTTGCCATTTTGAGCGGCGCGCGCTTTGCCGGCGATCAGAGCCCGAGCGTCAACGTCTAAACCCTTAACCTTGAAACGGGCTCCGGTGCAAACCGGGGCCCGGTTCTTCCAAGCTTTTTCCAGGAAAGCAGGATTCCCGATGTACGTGCGAATGAACGTAGGAGCCTACAAGGGCGAGATCCGCGGTCCCTTCACCGTGGACATCGCCAGGAATCTGATCGCCACGGGCCAGGCAGTTGAAGCCAAGACCGTTGACGGCAAGATCGCGGTACCCATCGACGAGTCGCAGGAAGTGGCGGCGGAAACCGCCGAAGTAAAGAGTTCTGAGCAGGTCCATCACAAGAACAAGGCGAGATCGGCGAAGTGAGCTTTCTCGGGTCGGAGCTTACAACCAAACTGATCACGCCGCCAACCGCCGAGCCGGTGACACTGGCTGAGGCCTGCGGTCATCTGAAGATTGGCGTCGGCTCGGACGATACCTACGTAACGGGCCTGATCACGGCGGCCCGGGTCTATGCGGAGATGTTCACGCGCCGCGCGTTCCTTACCCAGGAGTGGGAGCAGTACTTCCACAGTTTCCCACGGGCTGGGATATTTCCCGATCGCCATCAGCTTCAATATAGCGAGCATGCCCATCATTGGTTCATCCGGCTGCTCAGACCGCCGCTGCAAACAGTCGAATTCATCAAATATGTCGACACCGGCGGCAATGTGGTCACCTTGGATCCATCGCTCTATGTCGTTTATACGCAGAGCGAACCTGCACGCATCTCCCCGATCTTCGGCGGATTCTGGCCGCCGACGCGAATCACCGGGACCGCGGCCAATCCCTTTCCTGTCACCGTGCGGCATAAATCAGGATTTGGGGATACCGCATCAGCCGCATTGTCGGCCGAGCCGAAGTTTCAGGTGGTGAAGACCTTCATCATGCAGGCGATTGGCCACTGGTATTACAACCGTGAGCCGGTGGTCGCCGGAAGCGTGAGCGAGCTTCCACACCACATGAAGAACCTGCTTTATTGCCTGGTCTGCGATGAGTTCTAAAGCGGCCGCAGCAGAAGTGACGCTCTCGCTGGATGATTTTCATGGAGGGCCGCAAGTGATGGAGATTCTTGCTGAACGCATCCGAGAAGCAAAGGTGACCGTGGTTGTGGCCAAAGCTATGACGGGCAATGCCGAGCTCAGGATTCACGGCTGGTTGGAGGAGCACGGTGCAGTCTCCGTGGAGTTCAGAAAAACGAGATGAACCCCGCTCGCCTTTCCACAGGGAAGCGTCACGCTCCCATCGGTTCAAAGACCAGCCAGGTACAGCTTCAGCGACGCACAGGGCCCCCGGATGCCTATGGCCAGCCGAGCACGACCTTTACCACCTATGCGACGGTCTTTGCCCGCGTGCGCTCTCTCGGCGGCTCGGAATTATTCAAGAGCCAAGAGATGGCGCCGGAGGTTACTCACGAAATATCGCTCGATTGGTTCCAGGGCTTAACCGATTCGATTACGCAGCTCGATTGCGTATTGCTGTCGGACGGCACAATTCTCGACATCGCCTATCCCAATTATTCCGAGAATCATCTCGACGATATCGTCCTGCTCTGCAAGCAACGTCTGGGTTCAACCGCCAAATAACTTTCCGGTTTTCCAATTTCCAACGAAGCGAGGAATAAAACACCATGCCTGCACCGACCAACATCAACGTACAGATTCCGCTCGGGGCCTATCCCGGGACCGTGGGCGCACTGGCTCTTGACCTGCTCATGACCGCCGCCGACGTCACCAACGGCAACAGCTTTCAGATCACCGGCCGCGAAATCCTGATCGTTTGGAATAGCGACGTTTCCGGACATCACTTCACATTGTCCAGCGTGGCCGACAAAAAAGGCCGCTCCGGCGATGTCTCCGCCTACGCCATCGCTGCCGGCGTGATCTCGGCATTCAACTTCAACGGCACAGAAGGCTGGTCGCAGGGCACCGGCGTATGCAACATCTCCGCCGATAACGCCCTGGTCAAGTTCGCGATCCTGCGCTACTAGAACAGGCGGATGGCGAACAACGTCAAGGTCGTAGGCCTCACGGAGCTGGGCGCCGCGCTCGATCTCCTTCCCCGTAAGATTGAGCAAGAGTACATTCGCACAGCGGTCAAGAAAGGCGCAGAGGTGATCCGCGCCGATGCCGAAGCGCGCGCGCCCAAGCTCTCCGGAGATATGGCCAGCAAGATCACGGTCAAGACCTTGACTTCGCGCTTCAAAGGCACGTTCACGGCCATCATCGGCGTGCGCTTCATGCGACTGCTGGCCAGCTTCGGACGGCATGGACACGCGCCCAGCTCCGAGGATCCCGGCATCTATTCGCGGTTCGTCGAAGAAGGACGCCCGGGGAAGGGCGGACACACCCACCAGGAGGCGCATCCGTTCATCGGCCCGGCGTTCGATGCCAAGACGGCCGAGGCCGAGCAGGTTGTCGCTGATGAACTGAAGCGGCAACTCGGCGGCCTGGTGAGCTGATCACGCGATGCTTCCCGATCTGGTCGCTTTCCTCAATGCGAACACAGGCGTAAATACACTGATCGCAGGTCGCCTCACGCCTGGCATTCTCGACGAAGCCTCGCCGTTGCCTGCCCTGACCTATACGGTACTCGACGAGAAGCGCGAGCACGCGATCGATGGGACCTACACCGGATTCCATCCCGTGCAGATGGAGTTCGAATGCTGGGCAGCCACCTACTCCGACGCCGTCGCGCTCTCTGCCGCCGTGATCGCCGCGATCGATGGCGTAAACAACACCACCATGGGAACCACAAAGATTCAGGGAATCCTGGTGGAGAGCGAAAGCGATCGCGACCGCGAAGTCTACGGAACCCGCCGCCAGTACTGCCACGCGCTCGACGTGCTGGTCATGTACGGCGACTCGTAAAGTTTAGGAGGAAACAATGAGCAATTCATTTGCGGCAATCGGAACTGTTTTTCAGAAGAAGAACACGACCGATGTGTCCTACGTCCACATCGCTGAGGTTATCAGCATCAACTGGGCTAACGTAAAGCTCGATCTGATCGACGTCACCAACATGGACTCCACCGGCTTCTACCGTGAATTCCTGCCCACGCTGTTCGATGGCGGCGAGATCTCGTTCGAGCTGAACTACCTTCCCCAGGATGCTACGCAGCAGGCGCTCAAGACTGATTACGACGCGCGCACGCTGCTGAACATGCAGCTGGTGCTGCCCAGTTCGCTCGGAACCTGGAGCTTCACCGGCTACATTCAGGAGATGGGCAAAGTGCTCGAGATCGACAAGCAGGCCAAGCAGTCGGTGAAAGTCAAAGTCACCGGCAAGCCCACCTTCGCATAATCCGTTTTTCCTTGGTTGCCTGTTGCCTCCTTGAAAGGGGCGGTCCGGGTATGGACCCTGCCGCCCCTGCTTCTCATTTTTTTGATAGGAGAACCATGCCTGATCCAACAGTTCCAATTGTAGAAATCAATCTCGATCGCGTGCGGCACCTGGTGCTGGACTTCAACGCTCTGGCGGCGGCTGAAGAGGTGCTGAAGGAAAGCGTTCTCAGCACGGACTTCTGGAAGTCCATCTCCGCGAAAAAGCTGCTGGTCCTGGTGTGGGCCGGGCTGCTCGATGAAGATCCCAATATCACGCTCGATCAGGTCAAGAGCTTGCTGCGCCGGCGCAACACCGCTCCCATTGTCCAAAAGATCATGGAGGCCTGGGGGGTGGCCTCACCTGAGCCGGACCCTACGCAGAGAGCGGACCGGTCCTCTCCTGGCTCGAACTCTGGGCCATCGGGCGGTACGACCTCCGTCTTACCGAACTAGAGTTCTGGAAACTCACGCTGCGCAAGCTGGACGCGCTGATGAAACGCCGCGAGGATGAGCAGAATCACCAGCGCTTCTGCTCAGCCATCGTGGCCTCGACCATCGCCTCCGCGTGGACCGGTAAATCTCATCCGCCGTCAGACTTCATGCCCGAGCAGCGTCCTCGCTCCCCACAGCGCATGACGCCAGAACAGCAGCTGGAAGCCATCAAGAAACTGCACAAGGCCTTCGGCGGAGACATGAAGGACTTTGAACACCGCAACATGAACTGACCCAATGGCCATCAAACTCGGTCAAATCATCGTCGAACTGCAGGCCCGGACGGATGCCTTTACGAAGGGACTGTCCGACGCCAAGAACTATACGTTCACCAGCGTGGACGGCATTGTGGCCTCGCTGGGCAAGATCGGCGATGCCTTCGCCAAGCTGAAGTTCGATAACGCCTCGCAGATCAACCGCTCCCTCACCATCATGGGCGGAGTGGCTGCGGGCGCCGCCGTTGCTGCCGCGGCTGCGCTGGGCGAGATGACCAAGAAAGGCATCGAGACCGCAGCTAAGTTCGAACTGCTCTCGCAATCCACTGGTGTCAGCACTGAGACGCTCTCCGCGCTCGGCTTTGCCGCCAAGCAGAACGGCGTGGAGCTGGACTCCCTGGCCACCGCCATGGAGCGCTTCTCCCGGACCGCGCTCACTGCCGCCCAGGGTGGCATGCGAGGGCAGACTGCTTTTCGCCAGCTAGGGATCTCGGTAACTGACGCCCAAGGAAGAATGAAGCCGACCAACGAGCTCATGCTCGAGGTGGCGGACAGATTCTCCAAAATGCAGGACGGCGCCCTGAAGACCGGGCTGGCCATGCAGCTGTTCGGACGAGCCGGCGCGCAGATGATTCCCATGCTCAACCAGGGGCGTGAAGGCCTGGCTGCGCTGGAGAATCAGGCGAAGACTCTGGGCATTGTCATCGATTCCGACACCGCGGCCGCGGCGCACCGCTTCGAGCAGGACATCAATCTGCTGAAAGCCGCCGGCGAAGGCTTTGCTCTCCAGATCACCAAAGAGATGCTCCCGGCGCTCGATTTCCTGGCCGGGAAATTGAAGGAGACATTTGCCTCAGGAGGTGCGCAGAATCTCGCCCATGACATGGGAGTAGCTGCCAAGGGCGCGATCGCCGTGGCCGACACGTTTCTTCATGCCTTCGACCAGATCGGCATTGCTCTGGAAAGCCTGGGCCGGCTGGTGCTGGGAGTATTCGAAACCATCGGCGGGGCCCTCTTCGGCCTGGCAGAGGCCGCGGTCCTCGCCTCGCGGGCATCATTCAGGGCGAGCATCTTTGACTTCGCCGGAGCCAAGGAAGACCTGGATCGAGGCTTCAGCGCGCTGAAATCGCAAACCCAGCACGGTCTGGGAGAGATCTCGGGAGCGTTCACCGATTTCTGGAACAACAGCAAAAAGACCTGGGCTGACAATGCCGCCTTCATTACCGGCATCATGGATGGCAAGAATGCTCCCAGCAAAGAAGCTCGCAAGCCCGGCACAGCCCCGGGCGTAGTCAGTACGCAGGTCGACGTGCTCGGTCAGACCGTCGCCAAGCTGAAAGAGCAGGCGCAAGCGGAGCTGGCTCTCGCGCAGGCGCAGCTGATCGGCGAGCAATCGGCGCGGGCCACACTCGCCGCCAGCGCGGCTGAGAAGCTGGCCATGGAAGCCGCCATCAAATTGGCCGGTCAAGAGAAGATCTCTCTCGCCGCCGCACAAGCCCAGGTAGAAGCCAAGATCGGCGCCGACATTCGCGCCTTCACTGCGCTCAACGAAGACGCCAAGGTCTCGGCTGCGTTCAACAAATCGCTGAGCGACGGCGTGCGCGACAACGCCATTGCCGCCGATGCTCAGGACCGCCTGGCGCAGGCCACCCTGAAGGGCGGAGCGGCCGTGCGCCAAGCCACTATCGCCAACCAGCTTGACGCCATGGTGCGCAAGGCCGGGATCCAGCTGACCGACCAGCAGCGGCAGAAGCTCGAAGAACTGGCTGCGGCTCTGCGCAAAGTTCAGGCCGAGGAGCTCACGGCCAGGTTCGCGACTCAGACTGTGACTATGCAGCACGCGATCGAAGCCACCCGGGCCCTCACCATGGCCCACATGAGCGACAACGAAACTCAGATTCAGGCGCAGGCGCGGATTGAAGCTCTAAACTTCGCCTATCAGAACAATATCGACATCAATGACCGGCGGATCAAGCAGCTCCAGGAGGCCTATGCCAACCAGCTGCGCGCCAACCAGGTGCAGCAGACCGCGAACGAGCTGATCAACAATTACGATCCGGCCAAAAAGTACCAGCAGTCGCTCGATCAAATCAACCAGGCCATCAAGGCCAAGATCGGTCTGGAGGAAGATGACGTCCGCGTGCAGGCGGCGCTGAACGTCGCCCTGGGCCAGTACATCCAGGCCAACGCCAAGCTGGCTGCCGATGCTGAAATGGGCCCGTGGGCGGGAATCAGGACACAACTCGCCCTGCTGACCATGCAGTACGCCAGCGTTACGCAGGCCTTTCAGAACGCCACGCAGACCGCGCTTACCGGGATCGGCAATTCCTTCAGGACTGCGTTTACCAGCATTCTGATGGGAACCAAATCCATTGGCCAGGGATTCGCCGAGATGGGCCGCTCGATGGTAGAGAGCGTGGTCCAGGCGCTGGCTCAGATCGTCGAGCAGTGGATCATGACTCATGTGATCCTGGCTGCGCTCAACAAAATCTTCGGCACCGATCTCGGCCAGGGGTTCGATGCTTCCGCACAGACCGCCGCCAATGCCGGCCTCGCCACCTCCGATGCCTTTCTCGCCGCCGCCAACGCGCTGGCCACAGTTCCCTTCCCGGCCAACATTGCAGCCTCGGCTGAAGTGCTGGCGCTGGGACTGGGCTATGCGGCCGGGGCGTCCGCTTCCGGCGCCATTGCCTCGGGGTCGGCGATGGGCAGTGGAATCTCTGGAGCTATTCCTTCCGGAGCCGGCGGTTTTGATGTGCCTTTCGACACGCTGATGCAGGTCCACGCGCAGGAAGTAGTGCTGCCGGCTCGCCTCTCGCGCGGCTTCAAGGACATCATCAATAGCTTCAGCATGCCCAAGAGCGTGCAGTCCGGAGGCGGACCGGCGCTGCATTTCTACGACAACAGCAGCTTCTCCTCCATCAATGCTGAGGGGATGGCGGATGTGCTCAACACCCATCGCCGCGCTCTGGCCTCGACCATTCAAGGACTGATCGATGGCCGCCATCTGAAACTGAATCCTGCTTAAATATGAACTGGGAAGCCATCGCCGAAGAAGGCTACATCAAATACGCGCAGCAGATGCGCCAGGCGGGTCAGCAGCCCAAGACCTGGGAGCAGCTGTCCACTGCCGAGCAGGGCGCGTGGTTGCTCGCCGCGAAGCAGGTAGGCCTGCTGGTGGTCAAAGCATTCCTGGCATAGTCACCGATGCCCGATCTCCTCTTTCCCAAACTCTCTCCCGCCTGGGGCATCAAGCGCACGATGGCGATGAGCACGCAGGTCTCGCGCGCGCCATCCGGCCGCCGCGTCGCCGTCCAATTCCAGCAATACCCGCGCTGGAACTTCCAGCTGCAGCTGCTCTCCCTGAGCTCTGACGGCGTAGTCCACTCGCCCAATATCTACGATGACTTCAACAGCTTGCTGGGTCTGATGCTGCAGGCCGGAGGGCGGGCCAAGACCTTCCTCTTTTCGGCGCGCGACTACAACTCCGTCGCCGGCCAGGCGCTCACTATCCTGACCGACGATTCAGGAAATAAGTTCTCCCCGGTCCGCTACTCCATCGGCCCATTCACAGACATGGTGACCGATCTCAACGGAGCCATTGTGGTCCGCGACAACGGCGTGGTGAAGACGCTTGGAACCGACTTCATTCTTCAGACCGGAGTCACATCCAGCACCTTCAGCGAGCCGGGCCTGATCATCGCCTGGCAATCCGGGCATAACCCCACCGGTCCGGTGACCGCCGACTTTGCCTTCTACTACCGCTGTGCGTTTACCAGCGAAAGCGTGAACGATTCCACCCCGCCGAGCTTCGAGAACTGGATCCAGAACTATTGGAAAGTGCCGCTCGAGTTCGAGAGCGAGTTCGACAATGCCTGAATTGCATACAAGCAAACCCTCTTTAGGTCTCGGGACCAAAGTGCTTTTCGACGGGATAGAGTTAGGGAACGTTATTTCCCTTTCAATCAAAGACGGAAAGATACGGATATCGTGCTTCTACATACCCGACGATCCCGGACAGCAGGCTATTCTCGACGCAGCAATGCAGCCTGGTCAAATACAGCATCATTCTGTGCTCATGCGCTTTTCCAGCGGCGCTTCAATCTGCTACGGTGGTAAGAAAGTAAGCGGCGGCGTGAAGATCGGGCCACCATACGATGATGCGATAACCATGGATGTGGCCTGCTGGGAATTTGTCCGCTGTTCGCGAACCTCCGAGGAGCGACATGCGTAAGGTGACCGGCGGCAGCGGCGCCGACACCACATCCACCGTTCTCGCCTTCCTCCAAGCTGGCCACGTCTTCGAGATCGCCCACCTCTACCTGATCGGCGAGCCCGATGATCCCGTCGCGCTTTTCCTTACCGACTGGCAATCCCCGCTCAAATATCCCGTCTGGGGCACGTTTAAAACAGCCGCCATCTCGCGCGCTGCAGTAAAAAGCCAGATCGGGCTCCAGGTCGATAATCTCGACATCACCTGGTCTCCGGCCGCGGCCACTTTCACGCAAAACACGCAGACCGCTGGCCCGCTGCAGCTCGCGCATCAGGGGTTCTACGACAACAAGAAAGTGAGGGTCTGGAAGGTCTACATGCCCACGCCCGGGGATGCCTCGACCTACGGAGCGTCGGAATTGTTCGGCGGCTGGATCGCCAAGACCGAGATCTCGCGCGGTGTGATCAAGTTCACGGTCCAATCTTTCCTGAACGTGATCGACCAGTACGTGCCTGGGCACATCATCGAGCTGACTGACAACGTCGACAACTACGCCGGAGTCACGCCGCCCGCTGGAGTCAGCTCCGTCCCGCAGTTCGCGGTAATTGCCGGTAGTTCTCAGACGGTGCTGATCCTGGATGCGACCTCGCCATCGCCCCACCACATCTTCGGGACCAACGCTCTGTTCGGCGGTGCCGTGTTCTTCAACAAAGGCGGCTCGCAGACGCTGGGCGGGATTTGGAGCGGGATCGCCTCCAACAAGCTGATCACCATCAGCAGCGTCAACTACAACCAGGTTGCTCTCTACACGCCGTTGCCATGGGCCCCGACTCCCGGCGTGGACACCTGCTTCATCGGCGCGCGTCCCAACACCGGGAATGGATTTCTTTATGTGCCGGCGCCGGAGAGCGCAGTCTAAATGGCTATATCGTTAAAATTCACGTTCGACGACTCAGCCATCCAGAATGCGCTGCGAATGATCAAGCAAAATCCCTTTGCGCATGAGCGCGTCTGTCTAATGCTGAACGCCGGCCGCTTCCGCGAACTGTTTACCATGCGGAGCGAACCCGTTTCTTTCGACACTCTGCTGATCTTGCTTGAGCCGACGCCGGCGCTTCTGGCGATCTGCGCCTCGGTGATGAACTGACCCGTGAAAACCCGCACCTGCCCGCGCTGCAAAGGTGTTCAACGCAAGCGGCCCACTCGAACCGGAGTGAAATGGTGCCACGTTGAGCGCGGAGCCGGCGAGAGATGCAGAAAGATGCGGGAGAAAGACCAACTCAAGCTGCAATTGAAATGATCACTCGCTCCGAAGTCGTTGCCGAGGCCCGCAGCTGGCTCACTACTCCCTATATCCGTCGCGCGCGCGTCAAGGGCGCCGGCTGCGATTGCTTTACGCTGCTCTTTGCCGTCTACCTCTGGGCCGGATTCATTCCCGAGAGCGAAGCGGAAAAGGTAGACAACGCCGTCATCTCCTCCGACTGGTTCTGCCACGTCGATAAAGGCGATGAGCGCTACATGTATTGGCTGCTCAAGCACGCCTCGAAAATCGGCGAAGGCATCGGCAGCGCCGGCGGAACTCTGCCCGGCAACCTGGCTCTCTGCCGCTCCGTCGGAAGCTCTGTGTTTAATCACGGTGGCCTGATCGTGAAGTGGCCCAGGGTGATTCACTGCACTGTTTCCTCAGGTGTGGCCGAAGTCAGCGCTGCCACCGATCCGCTGTGGTGCCATAACCAGCTGGTAATCCTGGATTCGTGGGCGAAGTTAGAAGCCAGCGCCCAATAGCTTCCCTTCATGTTTCAGAAACTTTCTCAGTCCAAAACCAAGCCCACCGCGGTTGATACGCAGATTCAGGCCTCGGTCTATGGCGCCACCATTCCCAAGATTCTGGGGACGGTCCGCGGCCGCGTCTACGTGATCTGGGCGGCGAACCTGCGCAAGGGCTCGAGCGGAAAGAAGGGAAAGAAGTCCAGCAAAAAAGGCCAGCCCACCTACGTAGAGAACATCGATTTCCTGCTGGCGGAAAACCCCATCGTGGCCGCTCTGCGCGCCTGGTACAACACCAGCAACAAGCTTGACCTCACGTTTACCAGCCTGACCACCACCGTCTCCGGAGGATCGCCACTGGCGCTTGGCCAGGTGGTGCAGCTGCCCACCGATTGCTATGCCGTGATCGGCGTGACCATGCAGACGCCGTACTCGGTCACCTTCAACGACTACGGCGGCAGCGGCTCGATCTCGCTCAGCGGCAACTTCGACACGCCCTGCTGGAATGAAAACTTCCACGGCCCCGATCCAGCCAACCAGTCCGGCTACCGCAATTTCCCATTCATCTATCGCATCATCCCCGGCTATGTTGTCTTCGACAACCCCATCAGCGTGGGCGTTTCCGTCACCATCCACTACGCCAAGCTGATCAACAATAAGGTGCCGCTGGCGCAACTGCGCCTAAGCTTTGAGTCCACTCTCGGTAGCGGCAGCGAGTACGCCGGCTTCTCGGCGCAGCAACTTCTCTATCCGCAGTATGCTGGTGCAGGCTCTCCCGACCTCGACCTGGGCTCGGGGCCAGCCATTCCCAACATCAACCTGGAACTGATGGGAGCCTTTCCGGTCTATGCGTCGGGCGATGCCGATTTTGCCGACATGATCGAGGCCATCATCAAGCTGGGATATGACCAGGCGGGCATCGATCCCACAACTGGAGCAACGCTGGGACAGGCCTACGCCGGCACACAGGGTGGACTCTCCTGCTTCAATCTTCCCGGTGCATTGCAAAAGAAGTTTCGCAGTGGCCTGGAGGCGATGGGTACGGGAGGCTTTCCTGGATCATGGGCCGCGAGCACGTCCTTCGGTCCGCCCCAGAACATCCTCGATCCATCGGGAAACATTCAAACGGCGATCGTGAGCGGGACCACCGGCAGCTCCATGCCCACGTTTAACGACACTGGTGGGCTCACGCATGATGGCACCGTTACCTGGATCAATGCCGACTTCCGCCATATCCAGTTCACACTGCCCAACACTGCCGGCAACGTACTGGTAGTGTGCGCAAGTTGTAAAGCTGCCGCCATCACCGGCATTCAGGACACGGCTGGCAACACCTGGACCGCCGTTTTTCCCGGTACTCCGGTGTATCAGGTCTTCTACGCCACTAATATCGCCGCCGCCAACAATAACGTGATCATGATCAAAGGTTCGGAGTGGGGAGACTCCGGTGGCCTGCTTGACACAAATGGCGATGACTGGGACCTCTCCATCTTTGAAATCGCCGGCGTCGACTCGGTGGACGTGGTAGCAAAAACGACCGGAAGCGGCACGACCATTGATCTCAGCGTCACTACGACCAACGATCAGGGCAAGAGCGAATATCTGCTGGGCTTCGTGCGCGTAGCGCCGGGAAGCGGTTCGGTCAACGAAAGCATCCCGCAGTGGTCGCCGCTGATTGCTTCACAGAACCTGGCCGGGACTGGACTCGGTCCGGCCTGGCATCTGACCCAGCAGCGCCAGGTATCGAACCCGGGCACCTACCACTTCACCACCAGCACCACCAGCAACAACTGGGCCGCCGTGCTCCTGTCATTCAAGGCGACACAACCGCCCGCCAAGGCCGGTGGCTTTGGCGACATCATCGATCTTCCCACGCTCAATCTTTCCCGCCTGCAGAGCCGGGCCAACGGGCTCTGGGGATCGCTCTACATGGATTCCCAGCGCAAAGCCTCGGAATGGCTGCAGGAGCTGTACATGGCCATGAACGCGGCGCCGGTCTGGTCCGGATTCAAATTGAAGTCGATTCCCTACAGCGAAGTCTCGGCCGTGGGCAACGGCGCCATCTACAACGCGCCCACCGCGTCTGGCCCGATCGCCGATCTCTCCACCGAGAGCAACGACTTCATCGGCGCGCCCGGGCAGGCGGCCGTCACCGAGCAGCGGACCTCGCCGGTAGTCCATCCTGACATCATCCAGATCCAGCACCCCAACCGGGCCTCGGACTATGCCAGCGTGACTGAATCGCTTCCTGAAACGGGCAGTGTTGCGCTCTACGGGCCGCGCAAGGCGTCGCCGATCAATCTGTCATGCGTCTATGACTCCGGCGTCTCGCGCGCGCTGCTGGGAATCCTCACGCGCAGGCAGGCCTACATACGCAGCAGTTACAAGTTCAAGCTGCAGCCAAAGTGGGCGCTGCTCGAGCCCATGGACCTGATCACCATTACCGATCCGCTTGCTGGTTTAAACAAGGTCCCGGTGCGGATCACCTCCATCTCAGAAGATGACAAGTTTGCTGGGGCCTCCGAGGCGGAGCCCTTCATCTATGGCACGCACGCGCCCACCGCCGTCCCGGTGGCCACGTTTCCAACTCCTTACCAGCCGCCCACGGGCGCCACGCCGGCGAGCGTGAACCCGCCCATCATCTTCGAACCGGTACCGGCGCTCTACGGCCAGCAGAACCAGCAGGAATTGTGGCTGGCCGTTTCCGATCCTGATCCGCTCTATGGCGGATGCCTGGTTGAGATCTCAACCGATGGCGGGAATAGCTACAACCCGCTGGGCTCGATCGCGGGTAATTCCGAGATGGGCGTCTCCACCGCCGACTGGCCGGCCGCGGCCGATCCTGATACCACGAACGATCTGCCGGTCGATCTGACCATGAGCCTGGGAACGCTCGGCTCTTATTCGGTGGCTCAGGAAGATCAGTTCGTCGCTCCCTGCTTCATCGAGACGCCTCTTCCCTCATTCGTCCAGTCCAAAACCGGACAGGGAGCGAGTCCGGTGGCCGTAGCCTTCACCAGCCCCAACACGCTGCACAATGGGATTCTGGTCTTCATCCACTCCAATCTCGATACCGACACCATTGCCGTTAGCGATTCTCAAAGCAACACCTACCATCTGATCCAGTCGGCAGTTAAGAGCGGATCCGGCTGCGTAAAAGTCTTCGTCGCCTACAACGTGGCTGCGGGCGCCAACACGGTGACAGTCACGGGCTCGGGGACGCACCTGGATGTGGCAGTCGAAGAATGGGCAAACCTGGCGCTGGCTTCCGCGTTCGACAGCGAATCCCACGCCTCCGGCATCCCGGGATCGATCGCCACCGGCAGTATTACTCCCGCTCAGGATATGGAGCTCGTGATCGCCTGGGGCTTTGTGCAGGGTACCTTCAACAGTTCGCTCGCGGGATTCACCAACCGCATCAATCAGTCGTTCAGCGATGGTGCGATGGCGATCTGGGACAAGAGCTTTGTTGCCGCGCCATCCGCGCAGTCGGCCACCATCGTCGCAGCCAGCGGTGTGAACGAGCAGGAAGTCGGCATCATTGGACTCAAGAGCTATAACTCGACGGGCATCCCCTACGAGCTGATGAGCTATGCGGTGGCCAACCTGACCACGGCCAACAAATACACGCTCAAAGCCACCGGCGGAGGAACCAACCATCTGCGCCGCGCGGTCTTCGCCGCGCCATCGAGCGGCCAGGGACTGGACCATCCCTTGGGATCCCGCTTCGCCCTGCTATCGCCCGATGGCTCAGGAATCCTGAAAGTCCAGATGGATCCGCGCTGGATCGGCGTGCAGCTCTTCTTCAAATTCCTGGCCTTCAACCAATTTGGCAACGGCCAGCAGCAGCTGACCGATTCGAACGTGGTGGCCTATACCTACACACCGTCGGGCACCGTTGGCTCGGTGAACCCCAACGGAGTCTCCGGCCCGACGTTTGGAGTGAACGGAAGCTAGCATGCCGATCCCGCCGTATCCTCCATTTCGCAACCTGAGCGATAGCAACCCGGCCACCCCAACCGGGCAGCGCAACATCAAGTTTCAGGTCAGTGGGCAGTACACCGGGCAATTCCTCGTCAACGGCGTCCCTACCAACTTCACCGAAGAGGACGTCTCCGCCTACGTTCCCAACCTGGGCGGCGTCGACGCGCGTACCACGACTTCAGAAACCGTTGGCCTGGCCAGCCAGGGCAAGCTGGTCACCTTCTCGAACGCCAGCGCGATCGCGGTCACGCTCGACAGCACTGCGGGGGCCGGTTTCTTCTGTGCGATCGAGAACCTGGGCGTGGGAACGGCCACACTCACGCCGAGTTCTGGAACGATCAATGGGTTGGCGAGCCTTCAACTATCAACGAATTCAGGTGGATGGATATTCTTCGATGGAACCAACTGGCTGGCGGTCACCGGCGGAAGTGTAACGCCGTCGGCGATTCAGCAGAACAGCTACATCTTCGCCACCGACTCAGGCACCGCCAATAATTATGCCGTGACCATCTCGCCCGCGCCCACGCTGATCCAGGGCTCGGGCATCGTCTTCATCGCGGCTCACGCCAACACCGGGGCTTCTACGCTGAAGGTAAATGGCGGCTCGGCCATAACCATCAAGAAGCAGGTGACCTCAGACCTTGGAGCGGGCGATATCGCCGCCAGCCAGGCGGTGTGGCTGATCTATGACGGCACCAATTGGCAGCTGATGTCGAAGGGCAACGCCGGTACCGCCGGCGTGCGCGCGACCGTTACCAAAACCACGGCGTCGCTGGCCAACAACGCCACTGAAACCGGAACGGTTACCGTCGCCAAAACATTCACCATGATGAAGGCGGTGGCCACGGTGCAATCGCGTATCCGGCTCTATTCGACCGTAGCGGCCCGGGATGCGGATATCTCGCGATCGATCGGTGTGATCGTTCCTCCCGATTCAGGCCTGCTGCTCGAACTGGTGCTCAACAGCGGCAGCATCCTGAGTTATCCCCTGTCGCCCATGATTGTGGGCGCGAACCTTGAAACCTCGCCTTCGGCGGCGATCGCTTATTCCATCACCAATATCAGCGGCTCCACGTCCACCGTGGGAGTCACCTTCACCTATCTCGCTTTGGAGAGCTGACAATGCAATTCAACGCAGGTCCCGATTCAACGTTCATCAGTGGCCGCGTCGTGCTCGACTCCGCGGCCGAGCCCATTCCCTTTCAAACCACTGGTTCCGACGTGCTTCCGCATGGCGTCAGCCTGGCCACTGCCCAGGAGCCCAAGGTCTTTCAACGCTCCATCCCGGAGTAG